TACTCAAATTTAAAAATGAAAAAAATAATAATATTCCAGTGTCTCTATAACTGCTCTATTAATCTAAGTATTTTTATATAAATATCGAGAGGCTATTGAGAGGCTATCGAAGGGCTATTGAGAGGCTCTATTTATAACCCGCGTTGGGGGCGGGTTCCCCCATAGGGAGGGTTCCCCCCATAGGGTTCCCCCATTATAGGCTGTCAGATAATCTTAGTTTTTCTATGGATTCTATGATGAGGCATCTGTTGGCACCGGTGAACGAGCATATTTCTCGGGTATTATTAATAAACCTGAAATGAGGAATAGAGAGGATACTGTTGATATCTTCTATATCTTCGCATTTTTGAATATCAACCTTTATAAAAATTATATCTTTGTAAGTTTCAGATAATTCAAGCATATACGGATATATCTCCTTACAAGGCTTACAGAATGATGCGGAATATATAACTAATACTTTATTGCCTCTCAATATATTTTTATACTCTTCGTTATTAGTTATATCTAATATAGCCATTATCTATATAAAATAAGTTAATTTATTTTTTATTTTTTAGTCGCAAATATAAAAAATTGATTATATAAATATATTAATAGCTTATATATTAGAATGCCTCCCAAAACTTTGAAAGAAGTAGAAGCCAAGCCTGAAAAGCCTCTCAAGACCGACAAGACGGTTGAAGAGAAATATAAAAAGTATGAATTGTTGGAGCATATTCTTGCTCTTCCTGATACTTATATTGGCTCTATTGAATCACAAAAAATCAACAGCTATGTCTTTGATTCTGCTACAAACAAAATGGATACCGATGAACTGACATATATTCCGGGACTTTTGAAGATTTTTGATGAAGTCATCGTAAATGCTATCGATCATTCTATGCGGTTGAAGGCAGAGGAAGCTAAGGGAAAAGAAAATATCAAGCATGTCAAGAATATCAAAGTATCTATTGACAAGAATACAGGCGTCATCTCAGTTCATAATGATGGCAATGGTATTGATATCAAAAAACATAGTACTTACGGCGATTTATGGGTTCCCGAATTAATTTTCGGCGAGCTTCTGACATCAACCAACTATGATAAAGGCGAGGAGAAGATATGGGGTGGCAAGAATGGCTATGGAAGTAAGCTGGCTAACATATTTTCAAAGGAATTTATCATAGAAACCGTAGATCACTATACTAACAAAATATATACTCAGACTTTCAAGAATAATATGACAGAGCGCGATAAGCCCACAGTCAAAGCCTCTTCGAAAGCTCCCTATACCCAAATCACCTTTAGGCCTGATTATGAAAGGTTCGGGATTAAAAATATTACAGAGGATATTTATAAATTGTTTCATCGTCGGGTAATTGATGCCTGTGCTACGACTAACAAAGATGTCTCTGTATATTTCAATGGCGAAAAGATATTGATTAAGGATTTTGAGAAATATTGCGAGCTATTTTTGGATAAGAAGGAGCAACCACTCGTCTATGAATCTTGTGGCGAACGCTGGGAAATCGCCGCGTCTATTTCAAAATCAGGGTCATTCGAATACCTCTCCTTCGTCAATGGAATTAATACGATTAAGGGAGGGAAACATATTGAATATATCACGAATATGATTACTAAGAATCTCGTCGATATGACATTGGCGAAAAAGAAGAAGGTAGTAAAAACACAGCATATCAAAGATAATCTTATAATCTTTGTAAAGGCTCTGATTGTAAATCCGAGTTTTGATTCGCAGAGCAAAGAGACACTTACGACACCTGTAGCTAAGTTTGGTTCAAAGTGCGAACCGAGCGACAAGTTCTATGAAAAATTATTCAAGTCCGGAATTATTGACAAGGCTCTTAGTATAACCGAGTTTTATGATAAGAAGAAGCTTGTTAAAACTGACGGAAAGAAAATATCGCGTATTATCGTCCCTAAGCTTGATGACGCTAATTTTGCGGGTACGAAAAATAGCGCCGAATGCACGATAATTTTTACGGAGGGAGATTCGGCTAAAACATTGGCTGTTGCCGGGCTCAGTGTTATTGGCAGAGACAAATACGGTGTATTTCCTTTGCGCGGTAAGATTCTAAATGTAAAGGATGCGACTCTGCAAAAAATATCGGATAATAATGAAATAACTGCTATTAAAAAAATCTTGGGGTTGGAGCAGAACAAGAAATATACTGATATCAGCCAGCTCAGATACGGCTCTATTATGATTATGACCGACCAGGATCACGACGGGAGCCATATCAAAGGTCTCATATTCAATATATTTCAAAGTATGTGGCACGAATTGTATGAAATCCCCGGGTTTATAACTTCTATGCTTACGCCTATTATTAAAGCCACGAATAGCAAGAAAGAAGTAATTGAGTTTTATAATATGTCGGATTACGAAAGATGGAGCGAAACCGATGTAGCCAAGAAGGGTTCGTGGAAAATCAAATATTACAAGGGACTCGGTACTTCGAACGATCAAGAGGCTAAGGAGTATTTTAAGAATATGAAGAAGGTAACATATGTGTATGATGAAAATGCTGACGAAGTCATAGATTTGGCATTTAATAAGAAAAGAGCCGATGACAGAAAGCTATGGCTACAAGGCTATAATAAGGATGATGTATTGGATTATTCCAAGTTAAATGTGGATTACAAATCCTTCGTGGATAAAGATTTGATTCATTTCTCTAATCGGGATTTGCAGAGGTCTATCAATCATATCTGCGACGGTCTCAAGGAAAGCACGCGAAAGATTATTTATGCCTGCTTTAAAAGAAGGTTATACACGAATGAAATAAAGGTAGCGCAATTATCTGGATATGTCAGCGAAGTTTCGGCATATCACCACGGTGAAAACTCGCTTCAACAGGCTATCGTGGGTATGGCGCAAATATATGTCGGAACTAACAATATCAATCTATTGAGTCCTAACGGACAATTTGGGAGCCGTTGTCAGGGTGGCCAGGATGCCTCATCTGCGAGATATATTTTCACGCTATTATCTAAGCTAACCCGAATGATATTTAAGGAAGAGGATAATGCTATCTTGAATTATCAGGACGATGATGGGCAACAAATAGAGCCTGAATATTATATCCCTATCATTCCTATGATTCTGGTGAATGGTGGTATTGGTATTGGAACCGGATATTCTACAAATATTCCGCAATTTGACCCGAGCGAATTGATTAATATATGTAAGATTATTTGCAATGTTATTAAAATGTCGGGGGCTGTTGCAAAAACCGAGGAAGACCTTGAAACTATTAATGATACAATCAATATCTTGGAAATCAGCGATATTACCCCGTATTACTTGGGATTTAAAGGAACTATTGTTAAAGCCGAGAAAAACTCATATATTAGCAAGGGTGTTTATAGATGGGTCGATGATTCTACCGTAGAGATAACTGAGTTGCCTATCGGAACTTGGACGGAAGATTATAAGGAATTTCTTGAAAATATGATTACGAATGGATTAAATAACTTGAAATACATAGAGAATCACTATACATCAAAGAATGTCAAGTTTATCTTGCATTTCAACGCGAGTGTTAAGGCTACTATGGAGGGCAACTTTGATACCTTGTTTAAACTGCAATCCAGTAAGAATCTCAGTATTAACAATATCCATCTCTTCAATAAAGATGGGGCTATTCAAAAATACGAAAGTGCCGTTGAAATTATCAAAGAATGGTCTGAGACAAGAATATTGAAATATTTTGAGAGAAAAAATTACCAAATTAAAAATCTTGAAAAAGAGGCTAAAGTGCTAAGCAATAAAATGAGGTTTATCCTGGATGTAATTGCTGGAAATATTAAAATTATGAATAAAAAATTGAAGGAGATTACCGCGAGATTGATTGAATTAAATTACCCACCAATCAATACAGGAAGCGATGAACCTTCAAAAGAATTGGGAGAGGCCGGAGGAGCAGCAGAAGCCGGAGGTGCCGCCGATGATGCCGATGAAGCAGGAGAAGTCGCGGGAGATGCTGACATTAATTATAAGCATTATAATTATCTGTTAAAGATGCCTATTTCACAGCTGACATATGATAGAAAGGTTATATTGGAGCGGGAATATAATGAGTTGGATGAAAGGCTGAGAAATCTGAAAAATACGAATATTGAAGATTTGTGGCTGAATGATTTGAATGAACTTGAAAAAGAATGGGAGGAGCACCGCAATAATATTTTGAAGGAATATGAAAACGACAGATTGGGAATTGTAGATGCCAAAGTAGTTAAAAAAAAGGCTAAGAAATAGATTGGTAAGGCTGATAAAACTGTTAAGGAGGTATGCGAGGTATGGCGAGGTATTTAGAATGGCGGGAGTTCAATGTCATTCTCCATACATATATTGTATATAGTTAAATAATCTGTATGATTATCATTTTTAATTAAATCATATAAATATTTTTTAAGATTATAATCTATATCTAATGTGCGTATATAGGTTAGCAATTCATTATTTTCTGATATACTTATATATCCAAAGTTGTCAATAATATCGTCCATATATTATATTTTTATTTTTTTATAGGTTATCAATTTTTATACCCGAGACTCTTTCCGAGACTCTTTCCGAGACTCTTTCCGAGACTCTTTCGGATACTCTTTAATATACTTTATTTTTTGCTTATCGCGGTTAATATATAAATATTCGGCTTTTTCCCTTATTTTTTCACGGATACAATCCCTGATGTCATCGCCATCATCAGTCGTTATATCGGCAAGCTTAGACATCATAATATACCATTCTTTTGAACTTGGAGGCAATGGATTTATCCCAGTGTACATAGATTCAAATGGATAACAGTAGAATGGTAGCGTTGATATATCAGGTTTTAGTCCTGGAGAATCTAATGATATTTTTGGGAGCAGGCTTTTGTAGTCTGAGCCATTCACTGTAATGATGCTAAGGCAATATTTGATATCTATGTTATCGTGAAAAATAATCTCGTTCATAGAGCAGTTATCTTTGCAGTCCAAAAACTCGCGCAAGTTCCAGGGATAATATGTGTTTTTTTCCGAGATTATGCCATTGTAATCCCTGGCATTTATATGATAATTTTTTTGCCCGAGTAGTATTTTTGAAAATATCATCAAGTATTTTCCAGGATATATGCTCTCGCTTTCTATATTGTTTTCTGTGATTACTGACATATAAACTCCAGGAAATTGGTCGTCTGTATTGAAATCGCCCGCTTTCAATTCATTCCACGAAATGCAATCAGGATTATTTGTGGCGTGAATCAAATAATAGATGTCTCCGATGTCTCCGATGTCTTCCATAGAGGAGAGAGAGGCTATGAATAGCTTATAATATCAAAACTTTATATGTTTCAAGGCTGGGAGCAGACAAATAAAAAGATATAAGGATTTGATATTATATATATATAAATCAAAATAATACAATCAAATCATTTTTTCATATAATATAGCCTTTATGGCATTTTATGTCATCGTGCCCGAGCGGTCTAAGGGGTCAGACTTAAGATCTGATGTGCTTAAGCACTCGTGGGTTCGAACCCCACCGATGACATCATTTGTTTAATATTGCTATATTATAATACCGCAGTGCAAATCGTGATATAATCGTGAATACCGTACATATTTGCATTTCCCGAAATATAATAATTCCAGTTAAAGGGGATTATGATAGACTTATTATTTAATAGGATAGATGTAATATTACTATCTGTATCTGGGATGCCGTTTGTAATTTTTGAAGAAGGATTGCACAGATGTATCTCTACAGGATTGTCGGATATAGATTGGACCAACAGATATTTATATTTATTTTTTTGCCATATATAATTATTATTTAGATTATATATAATATTATAATTGAACCAATTCGCGAGAATATAATTGATATCGCTAATAGTATCAGAGATTACAATGGGCTGTTTTTTATATAACAGTTCAAAATCAAAATTATTTATAGACACTTGATATATAGATATTTCATCAATAAATATATAATAAAACGAGGTATATATTAATAGCAAGAATATCAATAAATAAATATACATTTAATTAATATATATTTATTTATTTTTGCATATTAAACCTTCAAAATAATTATATAGATAATTATTAAAGCTTATTTATTAAATGGATCCTACTGCTTTAGCTAAATTGACTCAAGCTGGAGTCGGGGTCAATCCTGGGGATTTAGTTAAATCAGCTTCTGGTCTTGCAGGTCTTGCTACTGGAGCCAGTCCTCTCAATGCTGTAGCCAGCTTAACAGGCTTAACCGGCTTAGCTAATCCTGCTGGTGCCGTAGGTTCTTTAATGAATGCTGATAAAAATGTAATTGGTAATAATTTTGTAAATGGCAAAGGTATGAGTGAAGCTATCGGGGATGGTACTGGAACTGGTACTGGTACTGGAACTGGTACTGGTACTGGTACTGGTACTGGTAATGCTGTTGCGAAAGTTATAGATAATATCTATTACGCAGCAATAAAATTTACAGAAATATATATGAGGATTTTTGCGCCATCTGAATTGTGTAATCAAAAAAATTCAAGAATATTGCTTAATGTCATTATGTTATATGCTATCAACTATATATATAAATACGATGTAAAAAAACCTCAATATGAAGTACTAAAAGAAATAAGGGATTATTTGAATATTAACAAAGATTTCTTGTTAGATAAGACTTTAACATTATCAAAAGATTATTTAGATATTGTACACGATGCTGTAGAAGATATAAAACTTGCAGAGGAGCGAGATTTTCTAAAACAACAGGACAATGACAAAATGGATAATGATAAAAAAATCGCAGATAACGACCTGACATTTAACTATGTAAAATTGGTAGTTGATAACTCTTCGGGTTTATCAGGTGGTCTATTTACGACTATAACATCTGCGATAGCTAATATATGGAAGATTATGATGATGTGGACAAAACCTTTTGCCGGATTAGTGATATTAGTAGGATTTATAGCTTTCATAATACTTGTGTTTTTTGGCGAAGACGATGAACCTACAGAAAATTCGGGGGGTGTAGGAACAGGAAGCTTGCTCGGACCCAATAATTTCAGCTTTTTTTCAAAAAATATGCAGGGAAGCGGAGGGTCAAATAATAATACTGATATTATTTCAGTATTACAAAGACTACCACAAAATATATACTCTTTCTTTGATAAATTATCGAAAGCCTATTCAAAATTTAGCAACTATGTCAATAGTTCAAGTGATTTTATGAATAGCCTATCAGACACTACGCCAATAATAGACGACAGACCTAAACAAGATTCAGATAATAGTGCTGGGTTATATGATAATATATATACATTTGATTATAACTATATAAATGATATTAAAGGGACTTCAAATATAGACACACCCGGTACTACAGATACTGAAGAAATTAAAAGTATAGAGACATATGTATATAATATTAAAAGGCCTAAGAAAGGCGTCAATACTAAGATATCAGAATATTATGGGATATCACACGATTATAATTTTGTCAAAGCAGGTGCAAAAAATCAAGAATATATATATGCTCCAAAATGCGGGACAAATAATAATTATGTATATGATGATTGCACTGTTAAAATTAAAGATTGCGGAGAAGCCAAAAAGGAAGATACGAGCGATTATAAAAATATTATAATATAATATTAACATAAAAGGCATTTTAAAAAATGAGTAAATGTGTAGACAATGTTAATGGCGAGAGCAAGGATTTGGAGCTTTTATACAAAAATAAATATATTATGGATGTTAAAAAGGTTGATAAATCAAGTGATTTATTTGCTATAAAAACATTAGATGCTGAATTGAATAAATCTGCGCCTATAACAGTGGGCGAGAATGGGGCTATTACGAGTATTATCCTTAGTAGTAATAAAGGAAGATATTATAGCGACGAACCCCCTAATATAATTATTAGACAGCCGGCATCACCTGAAGGAAAACCTGCAAAAGCAACTGCATTTATGGTTAAAAACAAAGATGGCGTGAGTCCAAATGTGAATGAGTATTGGGAAATAGATAATATTAAGGTTGATGATAGTGATGGTGGATCTGGGTACGATGCTATTGCTGATATAGACAAAATAGAAATTGAAAAAAAGAATACGGTGCAAAAAAAGATTGTTTATAATGAAACTAAACCTATATATTATTTATTGGAAAAAAAACAATCGCAATGTAATAATTTAACGGATAGATGGCACGATTGGTTCACAATACCATATTATTATTTGGGAAACAACAATGGGCGAAGAAAAATAGACGAAAGTAATAAAACACGAGGAGTATTTCAGTGCTATAAAAAATGCAATAATAAATATGTTGTAAATAATGATAATGTATGCGAAAGCATTCAAACATTAGAAGGAGGCAAATATAGAAATTATATCCCATACGACCCATTAGCCATAATATGTATTTTAGGAAGCTACGATAAAGCTGATTATACACCGAATAGCAATGTTATAAAAAGTAGCGAAGTTGACGGAGTCCCAGGCAATTATTATTATACTATTAAAAATGTTAAAAAAAGGGATGATGAAGATATAAATACTGAGGTACAAACTAATATATTGGATTCGCTATCTAATTATAAAAAAAATCCTTTAATCACAACTCATCCAGTCGCAAAAATAAAAGAAAATATAAATGAAGCTTATACAGAAATATCAAATTATATATCTGGTATAATAACAGAAGCTGAGAATAATGATTTGAAAATTAAAACAACTATTAAAAATAATGTTAATGACTTCTATCAATTATTTGATAAAAGAGACGAACTATATATTTCTTATCTTAATAAGCTGAAGGATAGTACGCATTTTAAAAGAGTATTATATGCCAAAAGTATAGCTCATAAAGTAAAAGACGCAACACCTCGTGATACCGACGATGCTACTACACAGATATATTTACAATATTTATTTAAATATTGTAAGTTTTTGTATTTTAATGAAAACAATATGTTTGCGATTAGACTTTTAAATTATGGAATATACGAAGAGGATTATATAAAGGGTACTAAAGAAAACATTAACATTACGAATCCTGACGAAGAAGATACTAATGTGTTAAGCAAAGAACCTACAAAAATCAACTATAATCCAGTTACTGTCAAAATTGATACGAAACATAAAAATATGTTTGACGATTATTCAAATGCTTACGAATTATATAAGAGTTTTATTTTAACATATCCAATTATTTTGCTTCTGTCGATTGGCTTGTTTATAATAATTCTGATTGCATATTGGAGTAATTTTATATATGTTTTTATATCTGCTCTCAATTTTCTATATATATTAGTTATCGGCATTGTGTATTTATTTATAGTACTCATTGCGTGTAATGGTTTTGTTATAAAGATAGTTATATTTATTATTTCTACGATATATCAAGTAATTGGTGGTTTATATTCCGGGGCTATAGGTATATTTAATGTACCAATTTTAGGTTCAATTCTAAAATTTATATTATTCTTAATCATTATAACTGCTCTACTTAATAGCAATCTAAGCTTCATATACGAAATAGTAATGTTTTTTATTAACACGATAATATATATTATATTGGGTATTATATCAATAATCTTTTATATTATATATGGATTTGTATCTCTAAACCCCGGGATAATATTTCCTTCATTGATAACTATGTCAATTCTCTATGCATATTATAAAATATGGTTCAATTTTGATATTAATACATTACATAAAGATGCTAAGAAAGATGCTAAAATTATAAGCGAACATTCTAATAGTTCAACAATATTCAAATCCGGCGTATTAAAATCTGGTGTTGGCGCTGCTATATCAATGGCAAGACTTGAATTGTATCAACATAGCTATTTTATGAACTTATACGAGAACGCATACGAGAACTATGTAGAAAAAATAGCAGAAATAGAAAGTTATAAGGCTAATAAACATTTACGCGACTCTTCTACTACGAACGATTCAGAAGCAGCAAAAGCAGAAGCAGCAAAAGCAGAGGCAGAGCTAAAAAATATAAATAAAGAGTTTGAGGAAAAAGTTGATAATGTTAATATAGCAAAGTCAGAAAGAAGAAAAGTTGAAAAAAAATTATTGGATTTTGATAGTGAAAATGATAGGACTCTAAAAGATAATAATATGGAATTATATAAAAACGCATTAGGTAAAAGTAAATTAAATTCCGAAAAAATAGAAGATATTAGTGAAAAGCAAAAAAATATATTGAATACTAAAAAAGACCTACAACAGCAAGTAAGAGTATTAAAAACAAGCGAAAATAAAGCAAGAGATGCGATAGGTAAGATAGGTACGATAGGCTCTTTGAATCCTTTTGCGAAGAAAGATGTGCTTGATAGTATTGTTCCCGGAAAGGATAAAGTTGGTAAAGTTGGTAAAGTTGGTAAAGTATTTGAAAAAATAAATAAGGAAGGGTTAATGAATATGGGTGTAGATAAAGCTAAAGGTATGTTTGATAATATTAAGATTGACCCACAAGCTTTATTAAAGGCATAATTCAAGGATTCAGGATATAATTTTTATAACATTCTATGTATTTCTCCATAGCCTCGTTGACAGTCATTCCCTTGATACTGTTCCAAGCTTCCCATTTGGCGCAAGCGGTAACATTAACAAACCACGGTTTATCAATATTACAATCACCCGTCCTTGCCTGTTTGTAATATTTGTAAAACTCCAATTTAACTGTATCAGACAAGCCCATAATTTCCAAATCAATATCATTTAGCTTGTTTAGAACATCATTGAACTCCTTTTCCAATTCCAAATTCATATCCATTTTATAATGATTGTAAATGTATATATATTACTATATAAATATATTTCTTATATTATTTTTATTTAAGAATATAGCATATATATTATAATGACAATGATTATCAATGAATATATCGAATATATGAATAAATATAAACAGCAGTATGGTGAGAAATGTATTGTGCTTTTACAAGTAGGCTCGTTCTATGAAATGTACACTATATACGAAAATAATAACGCAGAGAACAATGATATATATAGGGTAGCTGATATATGCGGTATTATAACTACGAAAAAGAACAAATCGATTGCTGAAATATCATTAAATAATCCTGTGATGGCCGGGTTTCCCCTTCATTCTCTTAATAAATTCACGCAAATATTGCTGAATAACAATTATACAATTGTAATTATTCAACAGGAACAGCAGATGGCTGGCAATAATAAAAATAGGGAGCGTAAGGTAGCTGAGATATTATCTCCGGGCTCCAATATAAATATTACAGATAAGCGAAGTAATTATATGATGGTTATAATGTACGAAATAATAAATGGGTATATTATTGCGGGAATATCAGGGATTGATTTATCAACAGGGAAGACCTTCATATACGAAGTGGGTTCTACGAAGGATGACCCTGAGCTCGCGAATGACGAAGTATTCCGTATGATAAGCACATATAATCCTATTGAATTAATTATATTGGGTGATAAAATTGATGAGAAGGAGCGGAGAAAGATATTGAAAAACTTGAATATCAATAACATTTTGGTTCATTATAAATGGGGCGAATGTAAATACATAGAGTTTTTCAAGAGCATAATAAATCAGACGCAAATATTGGAAAAGGCATTCTTTATGAAGAAGGGGCTGATTTCTATAATTGAAATGTTAAATATGGAGAGGCTCACTATATCTCGCGAAGGATTCTGTTGTCTATTACAATTTGCACACGAACACAACGCGGATATTATAAAAGAGCTACAGGTTCCCGAGATTTTTGAGAACAATAATAATATGACAATTGAGTTTAATTCGGCCGTTCAATTAAATATTCTGGGTTTGTATCAGAATGATAAGCCTCTAATAGATGTATTAAATAGATGCGCGACTGCTTTCGGTTCGCGATATTTTAAAGAGAAGTTGCTGGCTCCTATGATAAACATTAAAAAAATCAATCAGTCTTACGATGATATTGACAAATTGTTGAATAAAAATAGCTATATTAAGGTGCGCAAATATCTGGCGAATATCGGGGATTTGGAGAGATTCAAGCGGAAATTGCTTTTAAACAAGGTAGCTCCTCAGGATTGGATGAGCTTTAATGAATCTATGGAGGCCTGTATAGGTATCTATAATATCTTGAAGGATTATGGAGAAGACGAAAAAAACGGGGGAACTATTATATCAATCGTACATACTATAATAAATTCTTACAAGGATATTTTGGATTTGGAGAATGCCTCTAAATATAATTTGGCTGATAAAAATAATTGGGGAAATATATTTAAGGAAGGAGTATATGAAGATATTGATAATAATGCAGAGGGTGTCAAGAAGTCCTATAGAGATATTGAGATTTTATGCGAAGAAATAAACCGTATCGGTATCAATGATAGCACGCTATGTAAGATAGATTATAATGATAAGGATCAGGAATATTTCATTTTAATAACTAAGAAAAGATATGAGACGGCTTTAAAAAATAACAAGGATATTATTGGAAAATTCAGCAAAAAACCGTTATCATCTTCTTCGACAAATTACAAGATGACTAATAGCGAAACCGAGAAGCTCTCAAAAAATATCAGCAAATATAATGAAGAAATAGCTACACTTGTATTGAATTATTATAATGAGTTTGTTAGGGAGTTTATAGAAATAAATAATAAAAATATTGATATTCTCATTAAATATCTCGTACGCACTGATATTGCTGCAAATAATGCAAAAAATGCCTTTGATTATAGATACAAAAGACCTAAAATATCATTAGATTCTTCTGATGAAGACGAAGAAGCCGATGAAGCCGAAGACGCCGGTGATGCAAGCGATGCAAGCGATGCAAGCGATGCAAGCGATGCAAGCGATGCAAGCGATGCAAGCGATGCAAGCGATGCAAGCGATGCAAGCGAGAGAGAATCGTCTTTTATTAATATGAAAAATATGAGGCATCCGTTGATTGAGAGATTACACGATGAGCTTGAGTATGTAGGGAATGATGTCAGAATAAATAAAGATGGCATATTGTTGTATGGAATAAATGCTTCTGGGAAATCTTCGTTTATGAAAGCGGTTGGTTTAAATATTATTATGGCTCAATCTGGGATGTTTGTAGCAGCCGAAAAAATGGTATATTATCCGTATAAGAGAATATTTACGAGGATTTCGGGGATGGATAATATATATAAGGGGATGTCAAGCTTCACTGTGGAAATGACGGAATTGCGGAATATATTGCAAAGATGTAATAAATATAGCTTGGTTATTGGGGATGAGATATGCTGTGGGACAGAATCAATATCGGGGATTGCTATTGTATCTGCTGGAATAGATATGCTGATAAATAAAGGGGCTTCTTTTATATTTGCGACACATCTTCACGAACTAACGGCAATGTCTTGTATTAAAGAGCATATCAATGATAATAATTTGTTTGTCAAGCATATTAAAATAGATATTGGAAAAAATAACGAAATCATATATAATAGGAAAATACAGGATGGCCAGGGTTCTAATATGTATGGCTTGGAAGTATGTAAATCTCTTGATATGCCCTTGGATTTCCTTAAAAAGGCTGAGATGTTTAGAAAAGAATTCACAAAAATAGATAAAGACTTAATTAAAAACAAGAAATCTAATTATAACAAGAAGAAGAAGATTGATAAATGTGAAATATGTCAGGGTATTGCGGTTGAAACGCATCACATTAAATATCAAGAGGACGCAGATGAAAACGGATTCATAGGTTCATCTCATAAAAATGCTACACACAATCTGGCATCACTATGTAAAGAATGCCATAACAAGGAACACAAGGGGATTATAAAAATTAATGGATACAAGCAATCCTCCAATGGCATTATATTAGACTACGACACCCTATAAAGCCTCCCGCAATAGCCCACAATAGCCCACAACAGCCCGTAATAGCCCGTAATAGCCCGTAATAGCCTTTTCTAATACCGCGCTGGAACAGTTTCCCCATTATTATAAAAATACATAGATTACCTTAACAGTTATTGAGACACTGGAATATTATTATTTTTTTCAATTTTAAATTTGAGTACATCTTTCTGTTTTTTCTAAATTTTCAAAAGTTTTTTAGAAATTACAAAATAAATCGAGAGATGTACTCAAATTTTAATTTTCAATTTTTAGAAATATTCAGTGTCTTTTTAATAGCTCATTATGGTAATATAAATATCTTAGATGTCTATAATTAGCCCACTGTTACTTTTTCTAATACCGCGTTGGGGGCGGTTTCCCCCATAGGGCGGTTTCCCCCAACGGGTTCCCCCACTCCCATAAAAATATATATAGAGATAATTTAATATAATAATATAATTATGAAAGTTATTAAGAGGAATGGTGAATATGAAGATGTCAGCTTTGACAAGGTGCTTATGCGTCTTAAAAATCTATCAGGTGAGCTAAATATTAATGTATCAGAGATAGCTCAGAAGGTATGTTCTCGCATTTTTGACGGTGTTAAAACGAGCGAATTAGATGAAATGGCAGCATATTTGTGTGGCAGTATGTCTTTGGATAACCCAGAATATAATACTTTGGCTTCGCGTATTATTATCTCTAACCATCATAAGAATACATCTCCTTCATTTTCTGAAACAGTTCAAGCTCTTTATGATAACAAGGATATTCATAATAATAATGCACCCTTAGTATCTGACGAGCTATATGAAATCGTATGTAAAAACAAGGAGAAACTCAATACCTATATTGATTATCAGAGAGATTTTACATTTGATTATTTCGGCTTTAAAACTTTGGAACGCGCATATTTAACCCGAGTTAATAAGAAGGTTATTGAGAGGCCACAGCATATGTGGATGCGAGTTGCTCTGGGAATACACGGTAATGACATTAAAGAAGTTCTGACGACATACGACCTTATGAGTAAAAAATATTTCACACACGCTACACCGACACTATTTAATTCGGGAACAAGAAGACCACAACTTAGCAGTTGTTTCCTTTGCTCTGTAAATGACGATAGCGTAGCAGGCATTTATGATTCACTAAAAGAGATGGCGCTGATTTCTAAATATGCCGGAGGAATTGGTATTCATATTCATCAGGTTCGCGGTAAAGGTAGCTATATCAGGGGAACAAATGGAACTTCTAACGGAATCATACCGATGTTGCGAGTATTTAATAATACTGCAAGATATATCGATCAAGCAGGGAAAAGACTCGGGAGTATCGCGGTATATCTTGAAACCTGGCATTGTGATATTGAGGCCTTTTTGGAATTGAAGAAAAATCACGGGAGCGAGGAAGAAAGATGCAGGGATCTATTTATGGCTCTATGGGTATCTGATTTGTTTATGGAAAGAGTGAAAAGTAATAAGCTCTGGTCTTTGATGTGTCCCGATAAATGTCCCGGACTTAGCGATGTATATGGCGATGATTTTATTAAACTTTACGAACAATATGAGAGCGAGGGCAGATATAATAAACAAATTAACGCTCAAGACCTCTGGTTTAAAATATTGGAATCTCAAATAGAGCAAGGAGTCCCATATATCCTTTACAAGGATGCTGCAAATAAAAAGAGCAATCAGAAGAACCTGGGAACTATCAAATCGAGCAATCTGTGTGCCGAGGTTCTAATTTATTCTTCGCCTGAGGAAACTGGCGTATGCAATTTGGCCTCTATTTGCCTCCCTACATATATTGAGAATGGTGTATTTAATTATGAGAAGCTTCACGATGTTGTCAAAGTAATTACTAAAAACCTCAATAAAGTTATTGATAAGAACTTTTATCCTATTGAAAAGGGGCGCGTTTCTAATCTTAAAAACAGGCCTATTGGAATTGGCGTTCAGGGATTGGCTGATGTATTTATGATGCTCAAGCATCCCTTTGAATCAAAAGAGGCAGCAGATATTAACAAAGATATTTTTGAGACTATCTATCACGCAGCAGTTGAAGCTTCAATGGAATTATCAAAAAAACGATATCATACTATTAATCAAATAGCATCAGGTGAATGTGGTGAAAATATGAGCGACTATGTTAATGAGTTTGAAATTAAAAATATTAAAAATAAATATTGTGGGGCATATAGTACATTTGAGGGCAGTCCGATATCTCAAGGGCTTTTTCAATTTGATTTGTGGAACGAAAAGCCGAGTGATAGATATGACTGGGAAAGCCTGCGGACTGAAATAATGAATTACGGAGTTCGCAATAGCCTTTTGATATCTCCTATGCCCACGGCATCTACTTCGCAAATTATGGGATTTAATGAAAGCTTTGAGCCAATTACCAATAATATATTTCAGAGAAAGACTCTTAGTGGCGAGTTCATTGTGATAAATAAGTATTTGATTAAAGATTTGATTGATAAGGGAATATGGAATAAGGAAATGAGGGATACTATTATTTTGCACGAGGGAAGCATTCAGAATATCCCAAATATTGATGCGACTATGAAAGAGCTCTATAAAACTTCGTGGGAAATTAAGCAACGCGTTATTATTGATATGTCGGCAGACAGAGGAAGATATATTTGCCAGACGCAAAGCCTCAATATCTTCATAGAAGAACCTGATTTCCAAAAATTGTCTTCTATGCATTTTTACGGACATTCTAAAGGTCTCAAGACGGGTTCTTATTATCTGCGAACAAAACCGAAGGCAAAAACTCAGCAATTCACTATTGACCCCGAATTTGCTAAAAAAAAATTGAGATGCGCTGAAGACAACGGCGATAGCTGTGTCCTATGCTCTTCATAATACTCATTTACAAGTTTTATATTTCTCTTCTTCTTGCAAGATGCACCCTATACGCCATCTCTTGCTTTCTTAGTTGTTTTTTTAACAGTCTTTACAGGCTTATCAGACTTCTTTACAGGCTTATCAGACTTCTTGACAGGCTTATCAGACTTCTTTACAGGCTTATCAGACTTCTTTACAGGCTTATCAGACTTCTTTACAGGCTTATCAGACTTCTTGACAGGCTTATCAGACTTCTTGACAGGCTTATCAGACTTCTTTACAGGCTTCTTGATGGGCTTAGAACTTTTAATCTTGCGGTTTCTTCCTGCTCCATCCATTACCATACTACCTCTTTCTCTTTCTCTTTCTCTTTCTCTTTCTCTTTCTTTTTTTTTTCTCTCTCTTTCTCTCGCTCTAATAGTTTTAATTCTTGTATCTTTAAGTTCAGGTGATTTAATAACATTCATACACAATCCTTCTACAAATTTTTTTAAATCTTGAGACATAGTTGAAGTTTGATATTCCATTGGAATATCAGAGATTTTAAATACATTTGATATTAAATTTAATATTAATGATATAAATTTTGTAATATCTCCCTCAGCAAATTGATAAATATTTATAATATTTCTTAAATTGATAAATACATATTCTTTATTTTTCGTAAATGTATAGTCTGTTTCAGTTGTAAAATGCAATGATGACATTCTTACATATGCAGGAGTTATACCTGGATTACTTCTATCTCCAAAAAAACTAACGTGAAATAATGTTGCGCCATTATATATTACATCAATTATTAACTTTAATTTAATAGAAGAAGCTACTGTCGCGCCCGTTGAACTACATTCAGGATAACCATCCATATTCTTTATTTTTATAGAAAACTCTAAATCATTATTTATATAACTAATTTTAACGCCATTAGAATAATTAGTAACAGTAATCTGCAGATTACTTCTATAAATATCGCTTCCACATCTAAATGCTATTAAATTATCTAACATACGCAGCAAAACATCATATGATTCATGTCTACCTTTAATAAACTTTCTAACAGGAATACGACGAATTACATTTATTTCTTCTGGTGCATCCTGAGATGGGCAAGTCTGAATAATTTCATCCATATCAAATTCATCTAATAACATTTCGTTATATTTTTTTGTATCTTGCTCGGTATCAGTAGTGTGTTTAAATGAATCAACAATGAATTTAGCTTCATCTGTAGTCAGAAGAGATATTGCACTTTCTTTTGCTATTGCCGATATGTGATTGGCAAAATCTATCTCATCTTTAATCAGTGGATTGTAGAATACATATTCTTCGATAGTAGGTAATTTTTTTTTTTTAGGTATTTTAGGTAATTTATTCGATTTTTTGATTACCGGCGATGATATACCAAGATGTCCTGAACTTGAACTTCCTCTTCCTTTCCCGCTTGCGCTACTTGCGCTTCCTTTCCCGCTTGCGCTACTTGCGCTTCCTTTACCGCTCACACCGCTTGCACTACTTGTCGCGTTACCTTCCCTTTTTATTCTAGGTATGCGCGGTAGCGGTATTGGTGTTGGTGTTGCTAATTTTGTCGGTTTGTCGCTACTACTACTCATATCTCTATTATTATATAAATATATATTATTATAATAGTATATAGTATGTCAAATAATGAACCTTTATTGATACCTTCAAATAGATTGACTATTTTTCCTATCGAACATTATGATATGTGGGAAATGTATAAAAAATCTGTTAGTGTCTTCTGGACACCTGAGGAATTGGATTTATCAAAGGACTTAGATGATTTCAATAAGCTTAATAAGAACGAGAAATTTTTTATTAAGCAAATATTGGCGTTTTTCAGTTCCAGCGATACAATTGTAAATATCAATTTGGGCGAAAGATTTTTAAATGATGTACAAGTACTCGAAGCTAAGTTCTTCTATGGCTTTCAAATGGCTATTGAGAATATTCATTCGGAAACATACTCTCTTCTGATAGACACATATTTTAAAGAAGCTAATGACAAAGAAGAGGCTCTAAATGCTATCAATTATATGCCCTGTATTAAAAAGAAGGCTGACTGGTGCTTCAAATGGATTAATGACGAATCAGCACCATTCTCTCAAAGGCTGTTAGCATTCGCACTTGTTGAAGGAGTATTTTTCAGCGGCGCCTTCTGTAGTATTTTCTGGCTCAAAGAGCGCGGTTTGATGCCCGGACTCTCATTCTCTAATGAGCTTATCAGCAGAGACGAGGGAATGCATGTAGAGTTCGCCGTCTTGCTGTATTCTAAGATAATAGATAGATTGCCTCAGGAAACTGTTCATCAAATTGTTAAAGAAGCCGTTGAAGTAGAGAAGAACTTTATTATCGAAAGTATCCCTTGTTCTATGCTTGGAATGAATGCAGACCTAATGTCTATATATATTGAATTTGTAGCGGACAGATTGCTAACTCAATTAAATTATGATAAAATATGGAATTCAAATAACCCCTTCCCTTTTATGGATAGAATATCAATTGAAAGCAAATCCAATTTCTTTGAAAGCCGTGTTTCGCAATATAGCAAAGCAAATGTAGGAGGAAAACAAGAACATTCTAAATTACGCACATTTTCTCTCGAAGCAGATTTTTAGACTTTCGGCGATTTCGTAATTACTTAAAGAACTTATATACTTATTTTATATAATAATGGATACAATAGGAAACAAATTCGGAAACTTCGGAAACATTTTCGTTGAAATTAAAAAACAAATTAATTATATTATAAATGATAACGATTTTATATATTCGAGCAATTATATTAATTGTATGAATGAAGTTATGATAGTCCTCAGAAAGGCCTTATTTAAATTACAGGATATATATTATAAATATATATTATATCCTAAATTAAAAAAAATCTAATTTTTATTACACAAAAATATTATTATTCTGTGTATCAGCAAGCACCACAAAAGGATTATTGGGATATATCTTGTTGCGATAGGCACAATTTGATTTCTCCGAGTGATGCGATGGTATATCTGAGAATAATAGGGTAGTTATTTTTAAGATATAGCTCAACATTATTTGAAAGATTCGTGCATTTTGTAAATATTGATAGGTATTTAAGGCTGAAAATTCCCTGTATTATCTCCTGTTCTTCGTCGGTACTATTCTTCTTTATGGTAATTGATTGCGATTTTTCGGAACCGAGGATAGTCTCTTGGTCGCAAAAGTCCCCTTTGCAACTTAATATGAGCTTATCACCTATGTTTCTAAATTCTATAAACTCGGCGAGGTTATTCATATCTCTAATAATTTTTTGAAGATAATTGGAAGGCATATTTATAATCGTGTGAAAATCTACCGGCGGAATGTCGAGATTCAGCACATCTATATCCAATACAGACAATTTATAATTCGTTTTATAATTTTTATCATTATTTTCTATTGTTATACCCAAATGATTCGGGTCATCTTTTTTAATATAAATTGTCAATATGTCGTTGTTCGTGATTGTTTTAATAAGCGCGTGGAGTCGCAGCATATTAATGCCGACATATGTTTTCTTGGCACACTCGTAAATCTCAAACTTATCCGCGTCAAGCTTGAGATGTATCAGAACAATATGCGTATTATCCATAGCAACTATCTTAATACCTGTCTCATCTATTTCCAAATTAACATCCATCAATATCTCCTTAAGAGCATCTATAACTTGTTTAAATGTAGCAGCCTGTATAGTTTTAATATTTAATAAATATTCAGTATCCATATAAATAGTAAAATATATTATCTCCTTAAATATTATTTTAGTTATTTGCTTAGTTATTTGCTTAGTTATTTGCTTAGTTATTTGCTTAGTTATTTGCTTTATTTAAGAATAACATTATATAGCCAAACAAAATACTTAACCAGTTTAAAGGGTTCCTCGAAGATAAACGCTGCATTTTAATAACTGTCATTTTAGACCACCTCATATTATCAATATTGTAATTAATATAAATATAATAAAACAATACCATAATAGCTATCGTAGAGACTATAAATGCTATTAATATAGCAATAAAACCTTGTTTCAATTTACCCCTTGTTTCTTTTAATTGAAATAGATAATTATTATAAAAGCATCCAGCTTTCTCCTTATGGTCGATCTTAAAGGTATCAAAATCTGTATATGAAATAGCGCAAGGCTCCTTTGGATCCCTTATATCATCCCTGATTGATAAGGGAATTGCGCCTATTAGAACATTCTCTATATCATAATTGTTTGTTTTAAAAGTACCGAACAAATTATTTGAATAAGGGATTACATTCGTTATTATATTTAATAAGGATTGTGCGTATGTTCTTCCCAAATCAAAATTAGGTATTTTTTCTTTACTAATATTATCATTATATATTTTCTTATTATTAAGATATACTAAGACCAATTTTACAAAATCTAAATCTTTATTATCTTTATTATCTACATTGTTAGCCTTAATTTTTGCACTTATATCTTTAATTTTAGTAATAAACAAGTTTATAGTATTATTAGTAATAGCATTATAATATTCAGTTATAGCTGCTTCTATAAGTTTTGTATTAGCTGTTTCCATAAGTTTTTTCTTATCCTCTTTCTCTTTAGCGTCCTTTGCTTTATAAAAAGCACCTGATGCATCATCTGAAGCTTTTTTAAGTATTTCAATTTCCTCAGGCGTATAAATACGATCATTAATACTTATTGCAGTATGTATATTGTGCCCATTTAATTCGTTCATTATTTTTGTAATATTTGAATTGTCGTTTAAAAAATCAGCGTCCTTATCACATATAATATTTAACATATTTTCAATATTTTTAGGCTCGTTGTTTTTTTCATCTTTTGATTTTTTAAAATTTAAATAATCTGCATAATTTATGGAAGGGGTATGACTACCACTGCGCCTTAGCCCGTATATAATTATTAGTATTAGAAATATTACGAATATTGAGAACATTTTAGGCATATGTAAACCATCGCAGCTGCTGTTATTTAGAAAATAACAATATTGTTTAATATATTCTCTAAGTTCGGTAAATTCAAGATTAAAACGAGTAAGGGTTGCCAACTTAGTAATAAGAGAAATGCCAAAATAAATTATTGAAAAAATCACTAATACTATTGTTACCAACATAAAGACATCCAATAATATATTTGTAATATTTAATGTGAAATATTTATCATTATAATACATATTCTGGTCAAGAAGAAGACTAATAAACAGCTTATAGTCAACAGTTTCCCCAATTAATATCTTGTTTTCTTTTGATAAATCACTTTCTTTCAGGGGAAGTTCTCCATATTCTATTACATTCGTATCATTATATATTTTTTCAGAAAGAATGTTATTATATACATAATAATTATAGATAGTATTTGTCAATATTAACAAGGTTATTATTATTATCAACGATATATAAAAGTTTATTAAAAACAGTGTCATATCATATTTCTCGTTGTCAACAAAATATGCTATTTCGCAAGGCATAATATTACCTTCTTTTATTAAAATAATAACATTTTAAATCTTCAAGGGTATAAACCTTAATCTAAACAACTCCCAAAACAGCTGTTTTGATTTCTTCTACTATTGTTTCTATTAATTCCTTCATTTTATCAATGTACCTTTCTACATTTTCCTTCATATCATTATCAGTATATTTAATAATAAACAAGCATGCCAAAATTACAAGGCACCCTATCATTATTTCTAATGCTAAATATAAATTGAAAAAATATACAGCACCCCAATAATCCAATTCTACATATAACTTATTTGAAAAGTTTAAAACATTATTATCAACTCCTGTATCACCTCCTTTATAACCTTCAATTTTTGTGATAACAGCATCCTTTTCATTATTTTTTATATTGTCAAATATCTGTTTTTTTTCATATTCTAAATCATCTATTATCGCTTTATTTTCTAAATTGTGCCCTTGTAAAGACCTTAATGTTAGAGTATTATGTATCTCTTCGTCTATTTCGGGTATGCCTATATTAGCAACTCTTCCAAATATCAGCTTATTCAATTTAATTAATATATAAGGGTCATCGATATTATTCTTAACAAAATATAAATATATGATTAGTACCAATAATAATGTTTTATTTATATCAGCTGTACCAGTATATTCTATTTGATATTTTGAATATAATAATATATTTTTCATTTTTGTAAAGAATGTATTTGTATATTTATTTGTATTGTATATATTTTCATCGTAATTAAAACAGTAATTAATAGCTATCATCTTTTCTTCAAACTTATTTTTAACATCATAGATATCTTGGTTGGTTGTTCCATCAATCACATTGTATTTCCCGGCAACATAGCTAATATCGCCACCATATGCGATATCATTAAATGCTTCAAGTATTGCATCACTATTATAATTATTAGATATTAAATGCTTATTTGTTTCATTTCTAATATATTCATCGGCAACAATTAAATCACCATACATTGCCTTGATTTTTTTATAAGTTCCGCTGATAAATGCGAAAAAATATACGAGACTATGTATAATACAATAAATAATAATACATAATGTTATTACTACCAAATGAATATTTCGGTTCATAATTTTTGTAATAAATAGTTCATCTGCTATTTTGCTATTACTTGCGATATTAAATATATATGTGTAAAAATCATATATTAATGCTATTAATATGATAAATATTATTAGAAATACTAATAGTAAAATTATTTCGTACAAATTATTATTTGTTTTTACATATAGACCCGCTGCATATTTATCATTAGACCACAATAATGTCGTGGGAATTAACAGAAACAACCCATTCAATATATACCCGTAAATATCTGTATTATTATTAACCTTTACTGTATCAATATTATTACTACTTTTGCTATCGTCTATATAAAGGATTATTATTCCATCCCTTGCAATTATCTTCTTCTTCTTATCTTGCAATGCGGTGAATGATACAATATCGCCATATAGACTTTTATTTATATTAATATCCACAGTATTATTTATCGAATATTCAGAATAACTTTTTTTATTATATTCAATGCTATAATAGCTCGTATTATCGCCATTCTTATATTTTGCTATTAATTTAGTATTATCTAATGCAAGAGCTACTTCCGTTTGTGCATCAGGTAAATAAATCACTTCATATAATATCATAAAATCTTCGAGCTTCAGAGCATCTATATTTTTCAATTTAAAATGAACCTTGTTGTCTTCAATCTTATCTTTATCTACATAATCTTTGAGATATGAAAGGTCTATATATTTTGGCGAAGGCTTAGTAATATCAATTATATGCTTAGTTAGCGTAAACTCTTTCATATCAATTACAAATGCTGCATTAAACTCGCTCGATATATCGTATTTATAATTATTGTCGGTATTGATTATATTAACATAGTTTATTAATTTATAATTATAAATATCTTTGAGCTTATAGTGTATAGCATATTCGCTCGTGTTATGTACAATTATTTCTTTAATAGAATATATTGTATATAAAGTATAATTTATAAGTGCTAATATTAAAATTACTACTATTAATACAGCAACTATATATATTATATTCGTAATAATATTAATTAACATATCATTCATTATTATTAAATATATATTCTAATTTAATAATTATAATAAAAATTAACAGGTTTGTCATTAGAAATTAATTATAAATGCTATATAAATGCCAATCATTGCAACTATATAAACAACTGCCGTATTAAAATATGTGCTAACAAAATAATCAAATGGTAGCGGGAATTCCGAGCCGGAAAGAAATTTATTAAAAGGCTCTAAATCATATATTAAGAAATATGCCAGGCCGAATGTTGCAAAGAATATACCTGCAAGCACTGATGTAATTAGCCCAAACTTATAATATATAATGTGAGAAGACTTATAGCCTTTTATAATATTAAAGCTATCAACGAGTTTTTTTCTTATCTCTTTATATTTAATATCTAATTCTAAAATTTGAGGAGAGTTTAATTCATTAAATCCTGCTGTTTTTATTGCAGACCTTATTATATCAATGTGTTTATCTATGTTTTCCGGGAATATATCTTCCATATTATTTTCTAATCTGCTATATATACATTTCGGGTTGTCGCAGATATTTTGAACGTCCTTGATTGTTTTCTTCGCATTATTGCTGTTTTTATTAGTTAATATAATTGCTATACACATTTTAACATATTTATCTACATCTGCTTTTGTGTTCAATGAATCTATTTTCTTTAAATATAACACGAGAGATTCTCTTGTAATAAATTTGCCTTTTGAAGGGTCGTGATTCCTAATTAAATCACAATCTATATTTTCCATAATTGTAGCATCTATGATTTTAATATTATCGTGTATCTTAATATCTTCTTCATTTATACCCATAAACTCGTTATACAAGATATATGAGTGAAATAAGAAGGCTACGAGAATAAATATTTGAAGACCGCGTATAAAGGTGTATTCATAATTATAATTTTTATAAATATCATTATTAAAATATGTTTTATAAAATGCAATCTTTATTTCATTCGACATTGCTGAAGTGGAAAACACATTTATAATAGTATTATACCAAAATAGGAAAAACAGGATGCCGTAGATAATTACAAATTTATAATTATTGTAATCTACGGTATCTTTATCAGAAAACATATTACCGTAATTGCAATACCGCAAGTTTAAACTATCATAGCTCGGGTTATTTTCTTTTGATGATACAGATAACAGTTTAGCTCTACTGGAGCCGAAATTGCTTATTTCCATAATATTTATAATAAGTACCGCCAAAAACAAAAATATAATTATTGTTCGTGAGAGATGATTTATAATAAATTTATAAACTACTCTTCTAATTTTCATTAATATTTATTAGCCTTTTACTATATATTTTTATATTTTTTTAATTTTATAAATTGATTTAATGCAGCTATCTTCTTAAATAGCTTTAAATATCCATAATAATAAAAAGATAGTTATAGGATAGCTTATTCTTAATAAGAACTCTTGGAAATCTGTCAGTATATTATCGCCTATATATTTAGATAAATAATATGTCAGCATTCTATCTATTGAGATACCAAGAACAATTACAAGAGAAAACAATGATAACTTAATGACCTCTGTTCTTTTTAAGTTCATTCTATCGAAGAAATTGTATTCATTCCCTCTCTTTTTTGAATAATCATTATCAGGCTGTTTATAGTTTTGGTTATTATTCAAGGGAACTAATGATGTATTCATACTCTGTATATTTTCAACCTTATATTGAGCCTGCTGAGTTTGCTGAGCCATTTGAGCCTGCTGTTTGGCTTGTTGCTGAGCCATTTGAGCCTGAAGTGCCATTTGCTGAGCCTGCTGAGCCTGCTGTGCCTGTTGAGCCATTTGAGCCTGCTGAGCCTGCTGTGCCTGTTGAGCCATTTGAGCCTGCTGTGCCTGTTGAGCTTGATGTCCGCCATTGTACGATTCATTATTACTCATTTTATTAATTTTTTGCGGGGAATAGGAATTATCCATATTATCACCTAATAAATTGTCGTCTCCCCCATATAATAAACTTAAATCTGTCATAATATCTATATATATATATGGAAATAAATTATAAAAAACAGAAAAATAATAATCTTTAAGTATTACAGATTAAATGAATAAATTCATTGATTATGAGAGTTTTTTTACATATATATCATTAATATTAGCATTTGCCATATTCATTGTATTAATGTATGGGTGTATGGCTGATAATTATAGCGGCGGAGGCAGCAAAGGCAGTGGCATTATAGAGAGATTTTCAACTACAGAACCGGTACACGCTGAGATAGCCAGCATAACTGTTAATAGCACAGGAGCAATAACAGGAATAGTTCTTGGAACTAATAAAGGCAAGTATTATGCTGGTACGCCTCCTAAAATAACTATTGCTGCTCCTACGGCTGCAAATTCTACACAGGCAGAAGCTACAGCTATATTAAGCACTACCGCTATAACCGGAACTACGCCCCCTCTTTACGAAATTGCAAGTATACAAATAACCGCTGGAAAAGGAGGGACAAACTATGTAGTAGCTGATAAAAGCAAGGTAACCTTTGAACCTATAGCAACCTATAAATCTGCTTATTCTGCTGTAGAAACAGACCCTGTAGCCGCTGTTATAAATAATATGGTTGTTAAAAGCGATGAAAATAAAGGTATAGAATCTATTACTCTAACATCAAAAGGCAAATATTATGAAAATGCACCTCCTAAGATAACTATCGGGGCTCCAGAAGATAATACTGGAACTGCTGCTATTGCTGAAGTTAAGTTAAAAACCACACCTATAGTTGCTAACGGAAAATTATATGAAATTAATAATATAGATATAAAAGATGCTGGGAAAAAATATGTAGCAACAAGCGATGTTTCTAAAATAGTTTTGGAATCCATAGATGATTACAAAGCACGCGTCAATCCCATTATAACTTTGACGGCAGAACAAAAAACTAATATAGTAGATTTGATTGGCAAATGTAATACCCTAACAAATAAACAGTCCTATATTACTAAAATTAATAATAATGTCCTAAAAAAATTTGATGTTGAAGCCATAATAAAGGAGGTTAGCTAAAGTCCGCCCATCTCGATAATTATTATAAATATATGCAAGTTATTGAGAGACACTAGAATATTATTATTTTTTCATTTTTAAATTTGAGTACATCTTTCTGTTTTTTCAAAAATTTCAAAAGTTTTTTAGAAATTACAAAATAAATCAAGAGATGTACTCAAATTTTAAATTTCAATTTTTCAAAAATTCCAGTGTCTTTTTAAGACATCATAATGGTATCTTATCAATTGTCATCGTATCCATCTTCTCAGTCGTCTTCTCCGTCGCTATCGTCGTCATCCTTATTTACATAGTGTTCGTTGTATTGCCTCAATTTTATTCCCTCGTTGCTATAGTCAATCTCTTTCTTTTTGTAATCATTTATATTATCTCTTGAATATTCTTCAGCTTCATCTTCGCTATCGCCTTCAATCTCTTCCTGATAATATTTGTAATCTATATAATTCATCTTGTATTCGGGGTTTAATATTGAACCTTCAGGGAATTTGTTCTGTTTTGGTTCGTAATAATAAATAGCAAATACAATATTATGATTAACACCCTTAAAATCATATAGTGTCCCACGGTTTGTTTCAAATCTCAAGGATATTCTCGATAATTTACCAATCGGATGAAACTCTCTGATAGGCAACTTAGTAATTGCCAGCCTTTCGCTATTAATACCTACATTATCTACACGAAACTTAGCTAAACCAAGAGAATACTTAGAATATGATAAAGAACCGAATAGATGCTCCTCTATTTCCGGGCATTTCAATACAATATATTTATTCCCGATTAAATACACGATACCTGGCGATGTTATTAGATGTTTATCATATTGTATAGTAAGTATTACTTTCGTAACATCCGTATTTAATATACTATGAAACATCTTATACATTTTCGGATTACTATTATACATCGGCTTATACTGATATCTATCATTGATATAATCGGGGTTTATAGAATTGTATAAATCAAACCCGAGATTTTCATATATAGTAGAGCGTCTCATATCAAATATAAACGGCAATCTGCTATATATATCTAATAAGTTCGTCAATTCAGCAGGCTCCGAATGTTTCTTAAATCCTACTTCAGTATCTTCTATTTCCTCATAATTTAATAAAAATGTCTTCAATGTATAATCGCCCGTATCAATTGACATCTTGCTAAATATATCAGGATAATCTATCAACTCTGTTTTTCCACTGTTTTTTGTGCTATTGTCATATAGCTTGTACCAGAATGGCATATCCAAGATACTATTATTTTTACACAATATTACCTCTTCTGCTCTGAGCGCCCTATTATATATCTTGAAATCCTTTATATACATAACAGCATTCGCATCAGCCGTCCAAGTCTCCTTGTATAAAATACCATTCAGATTGTTAGTAATAGGTGCAGCAAGAGATTTTCCTATATATTTCTTGACATAAAATACATTCTTAATAGTTTTTGTTACGGTTATTGTTCTCGTAATATTTATTGAAAGAGAATTATTAGATATATATACGACCCAATTATTTTCAAATATCGTCCAGCATATATGAACCTCGTCTTTCAAATCAACATCAGTAATTACTTGCGTATCTCCTGGCACACTACCATCACCCATAATAAACTGGATATTATAGAGAGTTCCCGTACTTCTCTTGACGACGCTTACGCTCATTCCAGTATATTTCTCTTTTGTTTGCTTCCATAAATGGTAATATCCTAAACTAAATACACAATATGTATTATTTTTTGAAGGATTGTATGTAGCATCTGCCTTAATTTTAAAAGAATATGTTATGCCTATTTCAGTTCCTCCTATAAAACTGTTATTAATATCATTATTAATCTCAGGGCCAGAGATATGATTTGAATATATATTATATATATTTATGTTATTACTGAGTTCTATGAAGCCCCCGTCAGTTATTTTTGTATAGCCATCGGCATAAGTACAATTACTCGTAATTATATCGCACGCTATTTTTTCAGTTACGCCATTCTTAATTATAGTGTCGTTCTCATCAGTTCCCAAATAATAATATAATAGATTATTTTCAACATCTATATTATACATAGTACGCGGAATACTCGCGTCAATTATTTCCATACCAATCACATTTTTAAAGGGAACCGTGAAATCTACTACATATTTATTAGGATTAGGATATTTATCCCTATCTCTGTCTGTACTATCTATTAAAAATGTGTAATTCTGTTTTATACTATTATTTTTAAGATAATTAATATCTTCAATTGACATTTGTATCCCTCGCCGACAACCTTATTAAATATACTTATATTATTATTTATATCCTAAAAGTCCGCTAAAAGTTATTAAATATCGTCTGTTTGATGTATTTATTGCGGTTGTCTCCGCGTCCATTTTCTCGTATTTTTCTTAGGATTTTTGGAAAATACATAGTAATGAATGAAGTTATGTCATCATCATTATTATATCGGTATATACGCACGAACTCCTTAAAATAGATGTAAAATATTGCTCTCAATACAATATAGCAGTATGAGTGTGTTTTCTCATACCACATATTTTTCCCTTGCTTGGTCAATATTTTTTTAGCAATAGCTATATTATGCTTTTTATCCTTCGCGAGTGTCTTCTTGAAATCGGCAAAAGACAAATTGTGTTCAATAGAATAAAATATGGTATTTAATATGATAGCATATGTTTCAATTATTGCCTCATTCGGTAATAAATACTGTTCCTCGGCTATCCCGCACATATTCTTTATTTGCTTAATGTTTGCATTAGTCCATGCCTCAAAATGTATATCGTGATGATGATGCAATAATTCGTGCAATATAACCTTCTCGTAATCCTCTTTTCTTACAATATATACATTATTTGATTTAAAATAGGTGAAACCTCCATTAATATTCACAGCACCTATGCTATCTCCCATTTTGTTAGGAAGCTTGCGTTTCATAGGATTGAGCAATATATAATAATTGAAATCTTGTGTCGGCTTAATATTAAATAGCTTTTTAATCAAAAAAACGCGATAGATACTGTTAAACAAATGCTCGCGCGCTTTTTTAGTAATTGGTTTATCTGAAAGAATATAAAAATTAATATTTTTATAAGTAATATGATACACGCGATTGCATTTATCAAAATATTCAATACAGAAACGCCAATCAAAATAACTATCTTTTAATAATAATTCCTTGAAGTTTTTAAAACGCTCTAAGCCCAAGCCCTTTCCAGCATCTGATATATCCTCAATATATATATCATCCCTATTGATATTATAGTTTTCCTTGACTATTTTGTATAAATCATATTCGTTTTTATTATTCATATTATTCATTTATAAAAAACTGCCTGCTTTCTTTAATAATCATAGATATATATTTATCTTCTTTCAGTTTTGAAGATATATCCAAGAGTTTTCCAGATATTATATTTGTATCACCGGTTTTATCACATAATTCAATAGCTCTCTTAATAAAATAAGTATATACCTCAGTTTTAATAGAATACTTAAAATTATTCTGCTTTATATCGCTAACCCACTTATTATCCTTATTCAAATACTCCCAAGCATTATTTGATATATATCTATATTTACCCTCCAGTATCTTAAATACTACCAATGATATGTCATAGTCTGTATTATTGATAACGCATAAATCTATACAATTATTTATATCCATATAAAATATAATAATAATAAATGCTTATTTATAAATTACCGCCTCCACCGCCTCCTCCCGTCCCACCCGGAGGAGCTAAAAAGGCAACAGGAGCTACAGGAGCTAAGACTGCACCTGCTCCTAATCAACGCGTCATAGCTCCTGCTGCTGCGACAGAAGATAAAAGCAAACCAGATGACTTTAAAAAGTTTGTATCTACAGGCAAGCTATCATTCTTAAAACATCAGAGATGTATCCATATGACTATGGAACAGTACAAGGACCGCGATCATATCAATGAAAATATGTGTTATAAAGAGTTCAATTGCAATATGCACGATATTGAAAAAAAGATAATTGAAAACCTAAACCTTATTAAAAAAAAGGTCAAACCTTCATTCAAGCAAGGTAATGATATTCTGTTGCCTCTCCCTATATATGTATCAATTGCTAAGATAATATCAAAAGATAATAACTATGTATTAAAGCGGATGTTCTCCGATGTAAGCTATAATTTCTCAGACACCTTTTTTGAGAAATACACATTCAAGGGAATGATGAAAATAATCATATATATTCCGAATTTGATGAAAAACGAGGGCGATTATTACAACTATTACCCATCTCTATTTACTTACACAAATCAAAACAAATGGATGGAGTATATGACGAGTAAAGATTCGTATTTCTTAAAAGCTCTTGATAACAGAGTTAAAAAATCGGAAAAAGCCAGATATGATAACCTTTTAAAGAGGTCTTTAAATAATATCTGTGATGATTTCGGATGCGTATCGGAAGGTGCCGGCGAAGATATAAATCATATCAAGGGCGATTATGGAGGTGGTATTTATATGCCGACGAAATGCCTGCAATTCAAAGAATACGCGTCTGAATATTATATGAACAGAGATTTTAACGATTTATATTCAAAGAGTAGCGATGAAATAAAAAAAATATATGAAGATATCAAAAAAGAAGCCGAGAAAGAAGCTAAACCTGAAAATGGCGATTTAGAAAAAGAGGAAATTGATGAATTATCACGCGATGCTATTGCCGAATCTCTGGCATACGCTGGAAGAGAAGGCAAGGAAGGAAATAAAATAAACAGGACTTATAATAATACTATCATAAATGATATAAAATTTAGAACGGAACCTGGTAAGAGCTATCCGGGCATCCAAGATATTACATTTAGTATGTTTAAAATAGATGAGAAAAACCCTAAGTTTTCTAATTTCTTTCACTATATGCCGTGGGGTAATAAATTAATAAACGACGAATATGTATTGAACGGCGGAAAAACATTTGAATTTGAGGATAGCAAATATTTACTAAAAGATATAATAGTCCCTATGTATCTAAAGTTCAAATCATTAGATGATAAATACTATATGGAGTTTGATAATGAAGGAGTACTGACACTATATAACAACAATGGTACCCCGAATACTATTATACAGGCGGCATATGGTAAAAATCTCAAAAATACGAAAAAAAGGAAGATACTTTTTGATGATAATTTAAGTGGAAGCGGTATATTACATATACAAGGGGAACAGCCGGAGAATAATGATACAATATCTTTAACATATCTTACCAGTAAAAATATACAGCCTTGTAGTCTCATTTTAGATACATCTCCTGGTAATCTCGGGAAACTCAAAATATATGATTTAGGCTTTAATGTAATATTTAATAATTAAGATATTAGGATATACATTTTTTTTAAGTTAATATATATATAATATATAATATATAATATTAGAAGAATGGCTAATAATGAATGGGATATATTAGATTTATATTTTAAAGATCATAAATATCCTTTTACCGGACATCATTTAGATAGTTATAGAAACTTTGTCAAAGTAAAGATACCTGAGATAATAAAATCTAATAATCCTATTACTATGATTAAAATGGACGATAGCAATAAGAATCTTATTGTAAAAGTTGATATTTATATCGGGGGATTGAATGGTGATAATATATATGTTGATAGACCCATCGCATTTGAAAACGGAACTCCGAAATTGATTACTCCCAATGACGCGCGAATGAGAAATCTCACATATGAGACCCATCTATTTACTGATGTCTTAGTTAGGATTACAAATGACAAGGGAGCCGTAAAAGATGAAGTGTTCAAAAACATAGCCATTGGCGGTATCCCTATAATGCTCCATAGTGATATCTGTCTATTAAAAAATAACGGCTCAGATATATTGAAATTGATGGGAGAATGTCCCTACGATACAGGTGGGTATTTTATTATTGACGGCAAAGAAAAAGTAATAATCGCACAGGAAAATATAGTAACTAACAAACTATTTACGAATAAATTGACAGAAGACCCGAACGGATTTAGTTATAAGGGAATAATTCTCTGTGTTGCCGAGAAAGGCTCTGTGAAACCTTCAAAGATTCAATTTTTTTATGTAGATACTCCTATTAAAAGTGAAGGCATATATCACGATGAAAAAATCAAGGTGCAATATAATAACAAAAAATATAATTACGGCTCTATATTAGTTTCAGTCCCTTCATTCAAAGAAAAAATCCCCCTCTTCATTTTATTTAGGGCGCTCGGAATAGAGAGTGACAAGGATATATGCGATGCTATATTCGGAGATTATGGAGATGAAATGGAACGAGAGTATTTTCAAAACTTCATAAGACCGAGCATAATTAGCTCGCTATATGTACATAATGAAAAGGAATATGGTATATACACACAAGATGATGCTCTGAACTATTTATATAACAAGGTTAGATATGCAACAGTCGAACATGTTAAATCCGTTATAATGACAGATATATTTCCTAATATTGAGGAAATAGAAAATAAAGGCAAGTATCTCGGATATCTCGTTTTACAATTTATTAAAACGGTAATAGGGACATTGCCTATCAGCGACCGAGATAGCTATATATATAAGCGCGTTGATATCAGTGGCTTTAAACTTACCGAATTATTTCAAGAATCTTACATAAAATTGCGCGATGATATTAGAATCAGATTAGACAGAGAATATTACTACGGTTCTTACAAGGAGAAGAACGAATATGACAAAATTATAAACAATAACAATATATACAAAATAATAGATTATTTAATTATCACACAGACATTCGCAAAATCTCTCAAAGGCCGTTGGGGACAAATTAGCAATAGCGACCCGGAGCTCGGAATCGTCCAGGATTTATCGCGAATAAGCTATATAGGCTATTTATCACATTTGCGTCGCGTCAATATACCTATTGATAGAAGCATAAAAATCACGAGCCCTCACAGATTACACTCGCAACAGTGGGGTATGATGTGTCCGTTTGAAAGCCCTGACGGAGCTTCCATTGGATATCTCAAAAATATGGCCTTATTGACGAAAATAACGGCAGGGATTAATGTAGAAAATATAAAGAAATGTCTCATAGATATCGGGATAATTCCATTAAACCGATGCAATTTTTTAATAAATAAAAACATAACTGGCGTATTTTTGAACGGTTCTTTGTACGGATATACAGGAGACCCCATATTTATCACGAGAATATTAAAAGCGTACAGGAGAAACGGGTTAATTAATATATTAATATCTATATCTTGGAGTATTCCTAATAACGAAATAAGAATATTTACGGAAGCCGGGAGACCCTGCAGGCCTCTATTAATCTTGAAAAATAATAAGAAGGCCGAATATCCCCATAATGATATCCTGGTATATAAAAATAATAACTTTAATAACTGGTTTGATATGCTAAATGGCTCATATAATAAACTAAATGAAACAGAGAAAACTGATGATTATTATTACAGAGACATCTATAATAAACCTATTGCTGATGATACTACCGGCGTCCTTACAAGTATTGAAAAATATACTGGCGGATACATATCAAATATTTTTAATATCAGTGGCGGCAAAAAAACGCCAAATGGACCAAATGGACCAAAAGTGCCTGGCGATGATGGCGAAAGCGAAAGCGGAGATAAAAATAGAGATATTGAGGGGTATAATAATTATTATAGAGCTCTCTATGATAAAATATTGAATGAGCTTGAGAACAAGGGGGCTTGTATAGAATATTTAGATAATGAGGAAACCGATACGAGTTTTATAGCTATGAATAAGGAAGATATAACACCGCTTCATACGCATTTAGAAATACATCCTTCAACAATATTAAGTGTAGTTTCAGGCAATATTCCGATGTGTAATCACAATCAGTCTGCAAGAAATGTATTCCACGCAGCGCAATCTAAACAAGCTATCGGAATGTATGCTACGAACTTTAATAATAGATTTGATACTATGAGCTATGTTCTCCATTATCCGCAAAGGGCAATTATAAATACGAGAATAGCTCAATATACTTCAAGTGATTATATGGCGAACGGCTTTAATACAATTGTTGCCATTATGACATACTCGGGTTTTAATCAAGAAGATAGTATTATGATTAATAAGGCAGCGATTAACAGAGGATTAAACTATCTATCATATTACAAATCTATTACGGCAACGAGCAAAGTTATTTCTGATACTGAAAGAATAATTTTCGGGAATCCTATAAAAATGCGAGATAGTGGTATTAAAATAGTAGGGATTAAAAAGAAGGATTATTCATATATAGACGAAAACGGCTTTATTAGAAAGGGCGTATATATCCCACAGGGACAGGAAGTAATTATAATAGGTATGATAAGTATTAGGGAAAAATACATAGAGGTTGAGAATGGCGTATTTATGGAACAGAGAAAGGAGACTATATATACTGATGTATCTATAAGTACGGACAATTCACTATATGGCACGGTGGATAATATATACATCTCTAATAAAATATCGGGCGACGATTCTAAAATATGCAAAGTCAAGTTCTTGAAAATTAAGAAGCCTGAGTTTGGCGACAAGCACGCCTCACGCCACGGGCAAAAGGGTGTATTAGGAATGATAATACCTGAAGAAAATATGCCCTATACGAAAGATGGTATCAAACCCGATATTATTATAAATCCACACGCGATTCCTTCGCGTATGACAATAGGCCACCTCGTGGAATGTATATTTGCCAAGATGTGTTGCCTCGATGGAATATTGGGAGATGCCACTGTATTTATTCCCATAGATAACGAAGTAATACATAAAAAACTTGAAGATAACGGATATGAAAAATATGGGAATGAGATACTATATAACGGTTTTACGGGTCGCCAAATAGATACCGAGATATTTATAGGCCCCACATATTATTTTAGATTAAAACATATGGTTGCCGAAAAAATTAATTCGCGAGGTATTGGAGCTATGACTCAATTAACGAGGCAACCAACTGAAGGGAGAAGAAAAGGCGGTGGATTGCGTATTGGTGAGATGGAAAGGGATACTGTATTAAGCCACGGAATATCTATGTTCTTAAAAGAAAGTATGATGGAAAGGTCTGATAAATATATGTGGTGCGCTTGTAAAAGATGCGGAACTCTCGTTGCCTTAAATATTACCAATGATATTAATGTTTGCAAAAACTGTAATAACGATGATATAGTAGCTATCCAAACGCCATATGCATTTAAGCTGTTAATCCAGGAGTTTGAAGCGATGGGAATACAATTGCGATTAAATACAGACGAACTTGAAATACCTCACGACAAAACCGAACAATATATACACAAACACAAAATAGAAGGTGAAGACGGCAGCGAAGCCGATGGTAGCAACGCCAGCGACGCCAGCGACGCCAGCGACATTAGTAGCAATAGCGGAGATAGCGATATTAGCAGCAATAGCGACGATAGCGAAGATAGCAGTAATGATAATGATGATGAAGATAATGATGGGGCTAAATATAATAATAATGTTAAAAAGGTTATGGAAAAATATCATAAAAACTTTAAAACAATGAAGAACCTTTTAAAGATTGGCGGAGGCAACAATGAAGAGTTTGATGATTATGAAAATTATGAAGATTATGAAGATAACAACGATTATAAAAATGAAGATTTTGAAGATTACGAAGAACAAGGAGAACAAGGAGAACCTGGAGAACCTGGAGAACCAGGAGAACCTGGAGAACAAGGAGAACAAATAATAAATTATGGGGGCTCATTAGAAGCATCAGACGATGATGAATACTCCGAAAGTCAAAGCGATGCAGATAGCGATACAGATAGTGATGGTAGCAACACAGATAGCAAAACAGATAGCGATGCCGGTAGCAACACAGATAGCAAAACAGATAGCGATGCAGATAGTGATGGTAGCAAAACAGATAGTGATGCAGATAGCGATGGTAGCTCAAAAAAAAGACAACATAAAAGAAAGGATGGTGGGGAAGGGAGTATAGGAGGTGGTAATTTGGAGAGATATGATGAATTAATTAATTTACCAAATAATTATAATAAAGATAATGTTGAAGAATATGAGAATGTAGAAAGTATAAATAATGACGACAGTATGATAAAAACAATAAATATCGTAGAACCCGGTACATCATCGCGCATAGCAGCATATAGTCTCTTATAATTTTGTAGCCTTAGAATAATCAATAAATGAGTAAAATAAATAAATAAAAATAATTAAATAATTAGAGAGTATAGTAAAGAAGAAAAATGGAAGTATTAGAGGTTGTATTATATGTTATATTGACATTAATATTATTAGCATTAATAGGTGTTTTATCCTGGTTAATATACGATTATTATGAATATAAAAAAGCTGTTAAAAGCAAAATTAATGACACAGTAGCACAATCTGAAGATAGCAATAGTTTATTAAAAAAAGAGGTAATTACTGATTATGATAATAAGTTCAATATACACAGCGAATATATTAAATCTACCAGCAATATATTGAGAGACGAATATAGAATATACGCCAATAATACGAGCAATATATTGAAAGACGAATATAAAATATACGCAAATAATACGAGCAATATATTGAAAGACGAATATAGAATATACGCTAATAATACGAGCAATATATTGAGAAATGAATATATGACTTATGTAAATAATACAAGCAATATATTGAGACCCGAATATATGACTTATGTAAATAATACAAGCAATATATTGAGACCCGAATATATGACTAAGTTAGATAATTCGAGTTCTAATTTAAATAAGTTTTTTTCATTTGGAGTAAATAATGATAATAGTATAGTAAATAGCAAGATTCATAATAGAACTTGGGATCTTAGCGATAACGATAGTTTAAAATTAATGAGAAATACAATAGCTACTAATAATCTTGTTGCCGAAAAAGGTGCTAAAATATATACCGATTCGGGTACTACCGTTAACTCTTCTAAAGGATTAGAATTATGCGATAGATCAGGAGCAAACTGTTGGAATATATATGTAGATAACTCAGGTGATTTAAAAGCAGCGAAACCAAATGATACCGATTATAGTTTGAGTTTTACAACTTTAGGAACGCAATAAGACGCATCCCAAAGATACCTATATATCCCCTGAAAATATTTTTCAAATACCTTTATAAAAATAATTAAAATAATTAAAATAATTAAATAATATAGAGATTATAATATATATAATGAAAATGAAGGATTTATTATTGTTGTTATTGACTATTATATTTGTTATTTTAAGTATATTTTATATTGTCAGTGTTTGTAATTATGATATAAAGGAGTTCTTTATAGACAAGTATTCCGCTAATGGTGTAAAATGTAATCTAGATAATGTTTTAGTACAAATTAATGATCTTAGAAATGACGCCAAACATACAAGCGAAGTATTGAGAGGAAGTGGAGTAATTGAAGATTATCACACAGCTTATAAATGCGGTACTGACACTTATAACAATATATATTTAACAAAATATATTGATATAAGAAATAGGGATTTATTGCTTGCATACGGATGCATTAAAATTGACCCAGGCGAGCTTATAAGCGCTATTCAATATATTAATTGTTACAAAGTAATGCTAAACGACCCTAATGTAGGCTATGTCGAATATGCTAATACTACCGAATTAACAAATAAAATTGATGCAAAAATAAAAACGATTATAAGAGAGACAAGTTTACTTAATCCAAATAATAATAATTTATATTTCCCTATATATGTATTTATTTCGCAAGCTCCGTATTTAAAGAATAATACAGAAGATTTAAAGGTTACAGATTCTAATAGAGGAGCTGCGGGTACTAATTATGAATCTTGTTCTACCAACTATACTATTATGAATAATGACAAATGCCTTGAAACTTTTAGAATGAGAGCCTTAGTTTCTATAGTATTCTCGGGATTAACAAATACAGGAGGAATTATAACTGATATAAATATTGTTAATCGCAATACTAATTCATTAAGAACATTCTTGTCTTCAGATAATATTAAAAGCCAGAGTAAACAATGTTTCTTAAATTGTAGTACTGATGATAGCAAGCGTGCGTGCGGGTGCTTAAATGCACAAGGTGCTTATACGATAAATAACAAAGCATACAATTCAGTATGCCTAACTAATGATATTCCGACAAGTATGACTATGGTATATTTCGTAAATCCTTATGCTAATAATTTTTCAAATGAAAAATATGTTGCAGGCGGGCAACCTACTGATAAAACAAATAGTTTATCAGAGTTCAGATGGTACGGCATTTAATAGATAGAGCTATCGGCTAATCGTCATCATCGTCATTAATGAACCTTATTCTTTCAACAGGAAGAAGCTTAAACCTTTCTACTTTTTCCCAAAAGATATGTATTTTAGTATTAATATCTTCCCAGTTGCTTTTATTAAATAAAACGCGCTGTGTATTTATTTTGTCAAGCTTCCAATAAGTAAATTTATAAAATTTATAATTATTATTCTCCGGATTCTCATTAAATGTATCTATTTTATTACGAATATCTTTTATGTTATCATTTGCGGTCTTATTAATATCGCTGCCATCACTGTATAAATAAGTATATTCACCACTGCCCGAGATGTATTCCGCGATTATGCCGTGTTTAACATTGACATCTTTGTTGTTTGCAAACTCCTCCATATATTCGCTCTCTTCTAACGCTATAAACATACATTCTATGTAATCACATTCATTCAAATTACAAACAGCCAATTGCCCTTGTATTTGCATCAAATACTTTTCAGGTATATATCCATCTACTATTTTGCGACTATAGGGACACTTGATTTCTATCATAATCCCGAGTTCATTAATTCCATCAGGAGAAGCCCCGAAATGTTCGTTTTGCGGATCACAAATGAGTCCGAACTCGTATATATTAACATTACCATTTACTTCGGAATATATACGAGATGCCATAGGTTCAAACATTGTCCCCCATTTTAAAGCCTTGATAGAATTATAATTCGTATTATCTTTTGTAATTTTCGCCTTCTTTTTAGCAATCATATCACTTATCTTTTTATCTTGAATTGCATCGTGTAAATCACTCGCCGTCAAACGATTCTCTCGCGCATCAAACCACTCTTTCGTACGCTGCTTGATAATAGGTTGTTTTACAAGCTCTTTAAGTACCTTTCTGTAATTATTAATTTCGCTTATTCTGCTCTTAATAGCTTTCTTATCAATATTCATAGTATCCTTGTATTTTTTGTAAATATACTCTATTTTATTGATATCCTTGATATTATTATTAATAAAATATATCATCTCGTTATCAACGACATTATTAACTTGATTTATATCAGTCATATTAATATATGATGATATATATTTATATAGTTTATTAGAATTATAAAGCGTTTTGAACTTCTTCTTCGCATTTTTTCTTATATTGCTTAGATTCTTTGTATTTTTTGTCAATCGCGGCATTAATTTTATTATACAGCTTCTTATCCATAAAATTAATTTCATTAGGATTTGATGTCAATTTTTTATTTTTTGTCTTCAACTCATATAATTCGTTAATTTCCTCAATTTTCTTATTAAGTATGACATCAAACGACGAAGTAGTATCCAAAGTAAGTCCCAAAATCTCTCTGTCCTCAACAGGCTCCACAGGCTCCACAGGCTCAGCAGGCTCAGCAGGCTCAGCAGGCTCCGCAGGCTCCGCAGGCTCCACAGGCTCCGCAGGCTCCGCAGGCTCCGCAGGCTCCGCAGGCTCCGCAGGCTCCACAGGCTCCGCAGGCTCCGCAGGCTCTGCTGTCTCTACCTCATTTATAACATAATTAACAGCTTCAGAGATAGACATAGAGCGTGTGGCGACTTATAATATATATTAATATAGGAAGTCATTTTTTATATGATTTTCATTTTACGGCTGTCATAAGCCCAGTGAAGAAGCGTCTGTCTTAATCGCGGATATATTTTTTCGCTATTGCTTCTCAATTCGTTAACTTTATTTTGTAATTGATTTTTAAATCTACCCTTGGGGCCCGCAGACTTCTTCCATCGGTTTATTTGGCGTATATCATCTTCTGTTCTGCGTCCATTATAAAAATTACAATACCATTCTATCCATCCATAAGGGTCTATATCTTCTTTTATCCAATTCTTTTCCATCCAGTATTCATAGCTGGTACCAACTTCTACTTTGTAATAATTTACGCTTTTGTCATATTCTTGGTTTATTATTAAATTGTCAGGAATATCTTTGAGAAACTTAAAATGTTTATTATGATTTTGATATATCTTTTTAGTTTTAGGAGATTTTATTTTTCTAAAATATGAGCCTCCCATAATTCCCAGTTTAAACATATCCTTAGGCGTGATGTTCGGCCTGAACTCAGGATGATCCTTGAAATATATACTCATACTCTATTATATAACATCCATTTAATATCTATAACAACTTTTCATAAGATTGAAGAATTTACTATATAATATTCTACACGATTCCATCAACTGGGGGAGACCGCCCCCAACGCGGTATTAGAAGAGGCTATTGAGATGCTATTGAGATATTAGTATTACCTTTATGGTGTATTAAAAAGAAACCAGATTTTTATAAAAATTGAAAATTAAAATTTGAGTACATCTTTCTGTTTTTTCTAAAATTTCAAAAGTTTTTTAGAAATTACAAAATAAATCAAGAGATGTACTCAAATTATAAATTGAAAAAATATAGATATTCCAGTGTCTCGAGGACTGCTCTCTTAATCTAAGTAAATTTATAATAAATATAGAGGAGCTATCGCAAGCTATCGCAAGCTATCGCAAGCTATCGCAAGCTATCGCAAGCTATCGCAAGCTATCGCAAGCTATCGCAAGCTATCGCAAGCTATCGCAAGCTATTGTCGAGCTATCGTAAATTAGGTATGCAAGGATTTTTACATTGAAAAGGATTTTCCACATCCACATTTTGATTTCTTGCTATCATCGGCATTCTTAAATACAAACTTCTCGTCATATTGACCCTTCTCATAATCTACCGTAGTCCCCGCAAGGAGTATCTCAGAGCGTGGCTCTATCAAAACAGATATATTGTCATTTACCAAAATTATAGACCTCTTTTCTCTATATCTTGTAAGTGTTCGCGCATCTTCTTCAACCTTTGTAATATTGTATATGTAACCATTACAACCGCCACTTTTAGCAGATAGCAAAAACCTGCTCTTGTCACCACTCGCTATACTAAATAGTTTTTCCCAAGCTCTTTTTGTAATACTTATATTCATATTCTCTTTTGTATTAGATTCTCCTTATTACTTCATATATTATTATACCCGAATATACCCTAATATACCATAATATACCCGAATATACCCTAATATACCCGAATATACCTGAATATACCCGAATATACCCGAATATACCTGAATTATATGCTTACGGTTTTTATGCTTACATTAAAGTTCGCAATATCTATATATTGATAGCTGCTATTTCCAAAAGCCCGCGATATCCCTGTGTCTGTATAAAATAATAAATTATTAACAAACTTAATGCCATCGACAACATTGTGCCCTATAAACATATATTTACACCCTAAGCTTCTAAGCATTATTTCCATCTCTTCTGAATTATCCAGCGCCCTCGTCCATAATATGCCATCGTCACTCAATATAATTCTGCTAAATATATCGCTATCTTCTGTACCGCTAATATTATTTGTAATAGCAAACTGTCTCCACAGCTTATTGACATATCCAAGATCCTTCTTATAGATGTTTAAAATTATCAAATGCGATATCTTCAAGCCAGCGTGGCAAAATAACATATTGCCTATTTTTACAACAATAGGTCTGTTGCCTAATATGGCAGATATCTGCCCACCCGGCTTAAAAAGTTCCCTCCTTCTCTTGACATTATTAGCAATGCTATTATTAGATACATAACTATAATTTCCCAGCGTATTCATAAACTCGTGGTTCCCTATTATAGATATTAATCGGCCACCCTTAGCTATCGCCAATTTATCTAATATATTTGTAAAAGTAATCATTTCAATATCTTCAATTACTTCCCAATCAACATCCGTAGTTCTATTGAGGCTATCTATCTGGTCTCCCATTTGAATAACGATAGTATTCTTAGGTTCGGCAATCCACTCGATATTCTCATTGATTATTTTGGCATCTATCAATATATTTTTGAACCTTTTAATATCACCGTGAATATCCCCAATTACAACCAACCTTTCAGGCTGCGGATATTCATACACAATATCTTCGGGTCCGCCAGGTCCTCCGCGAATATCATTGCTACTATCTTTGCTATCCATATTTATAATAATATAATAATAATAATAGTAATAATTTATATACATATAAAAAGATTATTAATATTATAATATATAATGGCTAAAAATATAAACATTTATATAATATCTACAGAAGAATTGAAGAATAGGATAACTAACATCAATAATGTCCTAGCTATCTTGAAAAATCTATGTGCTAAAAATAATATCCAGGCTTTTATTAACCTTATAAGCGAACCTTCGTCATCTACAGTTGATAGAAATATCAGCACATTCAATAGCAGAGTTGATTATAGCCCTTTTAAAGATAACAACGAATACAACGAGTACATTACTATGCTTAATTCTTGTCAAATCTCTAATTACGAGAAGCATCGAGAATTATATAAGATAATCAAAGATAAAAGCGATGAAGACCTCCATATGATTATTGAAGATGATATGCTAATTAGTAATAGCTATATCAATAATATCAACAATATGATAAATGATTTGACTAAGAAGGATAATTGTGATTTATGGGATATCCTGTTTTTATCTCTGAATACCGTAAATAACGGCGAAAACTTCGTAAATTTTCGCACTGTCTATAATAAACTAATAACTAAAAGCTGCTATTTTGTAAAACCTAAAATATGCAATAAACTGTATGAAGAAAGCTCAACATTTAAATTACAAATCAAGTACTTCATTTCTAAATACATAGAGGATAACAAAGAGCTTAATGTATATTTTTATAATAAGAATACATTGATTGAAGGTACAAAAATAGGTATATATCCTTCGTCAGTAAATGCAATTAATTATCTATATTTTAACAACGAATATATTGGGCTTCTAAAAATATACAATAAAGATGTAATAAGCGATGATGATATCAAAGAGGCTTGTGAACTATATAAGATTGTTGAAAATATAAACTCTTCAGATATCATAAATGTTATGGGAATGATATATAATAAAAATAAGAATTATAATGAAGCTAAAAAATATTTCATACAGGCACTGGACACTCATAAAAAAAATTACGGATATCTGCAAAAAAATAGTAATATATTGAATAATTGTATAACTATATTCCAGCACGATCAGGATATGCTTGAAGAATGTCTTAAGGCTAAACCGAAATACTAATCACTTTATTTATTTAAGCAGGAGTTTGGGATTCTAAAGTAGCTACTTTGGATTCTAATGAAGATACTTTGGATTCTAATGAAGATACTTTAGATACAAGGGAATCTAATTTGCTATTTAATTTGTCCATCTGGCTGTTAAGTTTCTCCATCTTCTCTACTTTGGCATTTAAAGCTGCGAAATCGGCAGCGGGAACATATGAGGAAAGGAGTGCGGGAACTTCGGCAATTTTAGTGGATAATTCGCCATCAACTACTTCGAGCGCCTTGACCTTCTCAGATAACTCATTGAACTCGTTTAATTGAGTCAAATCTATAACCTTCTCCTCGGGAACGCCCGCCATAACACCCGATGCACCCTCTACGGGAACGCCAGGAACGCCAGGAACGCCAGAGGCACCTGCTTCTTGGGCTTTTTTAACCTCATTAATGACAGCTTCTAAATATTGTATTTTGGAATATAAACCAACGATTGACATATTATAATATACTATTATATTATAATATTTTATTTTTATCAATATAATTTTATTATTAAAAAATGATTATATTATTTAAATATAAGAAGAGATTAAATAATATAAGATGATTATACCGATTAGATGCTTTACTTGCGGAAGAGTAATGGCGGATATCGCGGACTTCTATGAATCCGAAAAAGAAAAACTCAAGGATGCTATGGATAAAGCAGATAAAAAGGAAGTAGATAAAATATATAAGAACTTTGAAAAAATTCACACTGGAGAAATTTTGAATAAACTCGGATTGAAGCGTTATTGCTGTAGAAGGAACTTGATAGCCAATATAGATATGATGGATGTTATATAATTTGCTTAAAATATCTTATATACTGATAAAGAAGGTATTAAAAAAACTATGGAAAAGGCAAACAATAAACCCGAAGGAAAACCGGAAACAAAACCCAAAACAAAAGATGAAAAAGAGAATATATACAATAATCTTGAAAAATACATAGAATCAAATATAGAGAAAAAATTGAATAGTCTTATGGAAACATTGCCGGAAAAATTGCCGAAAGAGCCGACAGTTGCCGGATATCACAATTTGACAATACTACAGCTTTATAAAAATACGCTCGGCACACTAATAGATATAATTAATGATATTACAGAAGCTTATGACAAATACGATTATTTAGATACTAATAATTATATCTATATAATCATAGGCATATTAATGAAAGACGGTAGAAAATTGTATGTAGGCATCATATTTGTATTTTTATCTTTTATAATCTATTTTATAGATGGCGCTTCTGTATAATAAAATTATAATTAATGTTTAAAAAGAAGGTTTGAAATTATTAAATAATGGATATTATAAATAATTATTATACGGCGACTATTTTATTAGCTCTTATATTTTTTATAATAAGCAAATATAATACATCAGTCCTGTTGTCAATTATGATTATTATTATAATATACTATTATATTGATAGTAATATTAAGAAAAATCTCGGCGAAAGGAATAGCGCAGAAATCAAGATAATTGATAAAATAGACAAGGACATTGATGATATTAAAGAGATGAATACTAACAACTTTTATATTAATATAAATAGCGGAAATATAAAATTCCTAGTTAAAAACAAGGAGTTTCTTGATATCATCAAAAACCTCCGATTTATTAAGAAGTTTGATAAGACACGCTATAATAACTTAATAATCTTAATGAATAAATTAATGAAAATCTATATATACATATTAGCCGACAGATATGATGCGTATGTTTATATCCCAATATTTAATGATATTAAAAATGATATTTTTGAAATATTATATTCTCTCGTATTTGTAGTCCCCGAAAGATTTAAACATATCTATGGTTTTAATCCCACAGAAGAGATAGAGAAATCGCTTAATGATTTTAGAATTAAAGTTGCTAATATGCTAATCGTCCTGGATAATTATGGAAAATTAGGCAAAGATAAAAAATATTTAGATATACACAAATATTCTCCATATGAAAAAAATAAAGAGCTCTATCTTCCTTAGATATAGATATAGATATAAAGCGAATGCGCGGATATCTATATATCCTGTAATTGATCGCTAAAATCTACGGGTCTAAAAGGTTTGTATTCAAATGAAAGATTTGAGACATTCATTATATTTTCCATAAAAGACCCATAACCGCCCTTCATTTTCTTGCCCTTCTTTTTATCAAACTGTTTGTATTTTGCATATAAAACTGGAATAATTACAATAACTTCCTTATAATAAACATTTAGCTTTTTCTTACCTTTATTGCAGGTAAAGCAACCGCCCTTCATACAACTATTACACGCGCCGCTGCCGCTATTGCCGCCTTTAGCCATTTTTTTACAACCTCCTCTACTATTAATATATAAATAATCTACGCCCTCTGTGTTATCTGTTGCAAGACTTCTGGATTTATCTTGTAATACCTCAGAATTGACGCGGTTAGACAAATTCACAGCTAATTCATCGCACGCTCTGCTGGATATCAATCTATTAACATCGGCATTTATATCAATGTTTTTTAATGGAATGATAGCGGCGAGTAAATCATTACAATTGCCACCTTTTTTTTTTGACCTCATCATTATTTATATATAAATATTATATATATTTAATTACTTAATAATAAAATATAATATGATTATTGAATATAGTATTAATAATATTAGAGAAGTATATGACAATAATTTACATAACGAAGATATGGAAATAATGGAAACGCTCCTTTCCGACAAAATAGACGACCACTATATAAACAGCCCGATTATTCACATATTTCCTATTACAATCTCTCTATCCATAACACTATTATTGGCAACTTATTTACTAGTACGATAAAATATCCTATTCTTTTTTTAATTTATTTTTATTAAGAAGTATATACATAATTATATAATGTCTGATAGTATTACTCCATTTGGTACTACTCGTTCGGTTTTCTCGTTGGCAACCAATGATTTGGAGATAAATGGAGATATTATAGCCAGTAAGTTCGTAGGCTCAGGGGATAAACTTACGAATATTACAATAAAAAGTATAAACGAAAGTACATTCAATAATAACTATGTACTCGATCAAACTTTGGGGGGAACGGGCAGTAGCACATTTATTGATAAAGGGATATTGTTTAACAACGAAACTTTTAGAACATTAGAAAGTACGCCAAACTTTATATGGGATAATGTGGAAAATACACTATTTATAAATAACAAGGATATTATCAAAGATTATTCTAACTATATTTTGGAAACCGCAGAAGTATTAGGTAGCAATATTGAGAGCACTTCTAACAATGTCATATCTCAAATCATTAATCATATTGAAAATGATATTCGCATATATAATGTTAGCGGAATCCCTAAAACATCTACATCAAATTATGGCCTCGTCAAGGTAGGAGAAGGGCTTTTCGTAGATGATAACGGCGTCATAACAATTAAACCACAAGATATCGTTATTCAAAGGCCTGATGTAGAACCCGAATTGACGCCAAATAATATACCCGATACTAATTACGAAAGATTCGTTTTTAAATATGACCCAGACCGCGGCACCACATTTGATAATAATGCAAGTGGTTCGCGCAATACTGTTCTTCCATATTGGTTCAATTTTGATAGTAAAAAGATAAACAACAGTTCTAATATACAAAGTACTGGCGCAATTCAAACAAATGCCCTTATTATAAATAATAATACAGATGTATTGATTAAAGTTGCCGAAGAGCTAAAATATGAATATACTCCGCTCAATAATAACTACTTATATTTTAATGGTACAGAAAACTCATACGCATATTTTGATAGTTCAATAGATTTTTATGATATTTTTAACAATGTAAAGGAAATTGGAGGGACTTCTATAGGTATTACCTTTTCATTCTGGTTTAAAATTGAAGAAAAGGCTCCTCAAAAAGGCTCTGTAATATTTTTGGGCGGCGCTACGAATTCCTACTTATTAGAAATTGATATTATATTGGATAAACCTGCCGATGAATATAATAAATTATCTTTGAGAATATTCAATCTCAGCGAATTCAAGCATATATTAAGTACAAATATAGAGCTTTATAAATGGTATCATTTAGTATGGACTATAGGAGGCAACGGTATATGGAGCATACATTTAAATAATGTCAAGGAAACTAATATTGTATATAATTCGCGTGCAGTCATTGAAGCAAGTAGCAGGTATGTTGTTAAAAATATAGGGCGTTCAAGAACTTCGCAAACATCTTTTAAATTTTCATTATCGGACCTAAGAATATATAACAGAGTATTGACAGATGTTGAAATTACCGAGCTATATTGTGCGAATATTTATACAGAATATAAATTGTTCTTTAATGACCCCAATTATACTAAATGCGATATTTTACTAATCGGTGGAGGCGGTGGAGGTACAAACGAGGGTGGTGGAGGTGCCGGAGAACTTGTATATATTGATAATGCTACGATGGACAAGAAAACCGTCGTTGTTAAAGTAGGTCGCGGCGGAGCCGGTAAAGTAATTAAAAACATCAATAATGTTGATGTAGTCGTTCAAGAAAACACGAAGGGTATTGATACTGTTTTTGGATTATTAAATATTAATGGCGGTGGCTCTTATAATATTGCATTAGGAGCAGGCGGTAGTGGTGCAGGTAATGGAGGAATAAGTCAGCTCACTACTAACTTTAATAACTTTATAACCGCTGCCAGTATGTATCACAAAGGCAAAGCTGGATATATATTGAATGGTGGTGGCGGTGGCAGTGATACTGCTGGTGGGGAAATTAACGGAGGCGCAGGGCTTAATGCCATTAAGGATGGTACGACCGAGTTATTTAATTTTAAAACTATTTTTTCATTATCAAATGATAACAAAGAAAGTTATTATGATGCAATTGCAGGCTCTAACTATTTTGCTGGAGGTGGTGCTAGTAATATTGAAAATGCCTTGGGAGGAATTGGCGGTGGCGGAGGAGGGAGCTATGTATATAATGAAAACATTATATATAATGGCTTAGATAATACGGGTTCTGGCGGAGGTGGCTATTTTAATCACGGCTTTTCTGGAGGAAGTGGAGTAGTTATTCTGAGATTTTTAAACAAAGAGATATTGAACACTGGTGTTAAAAATGATATTATACAAACTTGCAATTATATAATCTCTCTAAATAATTCTATTAGCGCCAAAGTTAATAATTTGAATACCGACAATATAGCTGAATATGTTGGTAATAATAATAAGTTCATTGTTAATAATGTATATAATAACGATTTATTACTTAATGGAACTCTGACAGTAGCATCTGATTTATTAGTTTTAGGAAATACCACGACATTACAAACAGACATATATACTACAGAAAAAATAGAAATTACTAACTACGACAGTGATACAGCTTTAAGAGTAAATCAAATTGGTGGCAATATTGGCGATAAAAAAGAAGTTATGACCGTATTATACAATTTTAATAAGTTGCTTACAGTAATAAATAATGGCTGTGTAGGTATCGGAACTGTTCCGCAGACAGATGGTAATTTATTAGAAGTTAAAGGAAATATTAATATTATTACAAATAACGAAAATAATCACAAATATACCATAAATAATAGAGATATTATCAGCGAAACATCAAACTTTATATTAGCTGTAAGCAATTACCTCAATACTGACTATGACAGGATTTTTGATAATACCACAAATTATATTCTACGCACGAGCAATGTTATAAAGACTGATTATGACACCCGTTTTGCTAATACCACTAATTATATCTTAGCTGTCAGTAATTACCTAAATACTGACTATGACAGGATTTTTGATAATACCACAAATTATATCCTGGCTACGAGCAATGTCATAAAGACTGATTATGACACCCGTTTTGCTAATACTACCAATTATATCTTAGCAGTCAGCAATTATCTTAATACTGACTATGACAGGATTTTTGATAATACCACGAATTACTTATTAGCTACGAGCAATGTCATAAAGACTGACTATGATACAAGATTTGCTAATACTACCAATTATATCTTAGCAGTCAGCAATTATCTTAATACAGACTATGACAGGATTTTTGATAATACCACAAATTACATTCTGGCTACAAGCAATGTCATAAAGACTGATTATGACACCCGTTTTGCTAATACCACAAATTATATCTTAGCAGTCAGCAATTATCTTAATACCGACTATGACAGGATTTTTGCTAATACTACCAATTATATCTTAGCTGTCAGCAATTACCTCAATACTGACTATGACAATATCTTTGACAATACCACAAATTATATCCTGGCTACGAGCAATGTCATAAAGACTGATTATGATACAAGATTTGCTAATACTACCAATTATATCTTAGCAGTCAGTAATTACCTCAACACTGACTATGACAATATCTTTGTCAATACCACAAATTATATTCTGGCTACAAGCAATGTCATAAAGACTGATTATGATACAAGATTTGCTAATACCACTAATTATATCTTAGCAGTAAGTAATTACCTCAATACTGACTATGATAGGATATTTGATAATACCACAAATTATATCCTGGCTACGAGCAATGTTATAAAGACTGATTATGACACCCGTTTTGCTAATACTACCAATTATATCTTAGCAGTCAGTAATTACCTCAACACTGACTATGACAATATCTTTGTCAATACCACAAATTATATTCTGGCTACGAGCAATGTCTTAAAGACTGATTATGATACAATATTTGCTAATACTACTAATTATATCTTAGCTGTCAGCAATTACCTCAATACTGACTATGACAACATCTTTGTCAATACCACAAATTATATCCTGGCTACGAGCAATGTCATAAAGACTGATTATGATACAAGATTTGCTAATACTACTAATTATATCTTAGCAGTCAGTAATTACCTCAATACTGACTATGACAGGATCTTTGATAATACCACGAATTATATTCTACACACGAGCAATGTCATAAAGACTGATTATGATACCCGTTTTGCCAATACTACAAATTATATCTTAGCAGTCAGCAATTACCTCAATACTGACTATGACAGGATCTTTGATAATACCACGAATTACATCTTGGCTACAAGCAATGTCATATCAAATAGAATAACTGATTTAACAGCTGATAAGATTTTTGACGGGAATGTTAATAAGTTTATAATTAATAATATATATAATAATGATTTAGAAATAAAAGGTGATTTGATAGCATCTAATTTAATTGTTTATGGAGAAAAAACAATATTATATACAGATATTTATACAGCAGAGCAATTAGAGATTGAAAATAAGGGACAGGGAAGCGCTGTTAATATTAAACAAATAAATTCCTCTTATAGTATTTTAAATGCTTCAAATAATACAAAAGAAGTATTTACTATATTAAATAATGGCAGCGTTGGAATAGGGATAACACCAAACACTAATAATTTATTAGAAGTTAAGGGAAATGTCAATATAATATCTTTTTTAAATGAAAATTACAAATTTACTATAAATAACCGAGATATTATCGGAGAAACATCCAATTATATCTTAGCAGTCAGTAATTACCTCAATACTGACTATGACAACATCTTTGATAATACCACAAATTACATCTTAGCCACAAGCAATGTCTTAAAGACTGATTATGACACCCGGTTTGCAAATACTACCAATTACATCTTAGCAATCAGTAATTACCTCAATACTGACTATGACAACATCTTTGTCAATACCACAAATTACATCTTAGCCACAAGCAATGTCTTAAAGACCGATTATAACACCCTTTTTGCTAATACTACCAATTATATCTTAGCAGTCAGTAATTACCTCAATACTGACTATGACAACATCTTTGATAATACCACAAATTACATCTTAGCCACAAGCAATGTCTTAAAGACTGATTATGACACCCGGTTTGCAAA